GTAACAATGTCAGAAGCTACAAAAGGAACTATAGCTGTCAATCAAACAGTAAGTTATGCGGCCTTGGCAACATTAAATGTATCATTTCCTAATGCACATGGACTAGTGCCTGGAGATACATTTATTGTTAGTATCACATCTGATGATGGTGGATCAAACAATCATGCTTTAGCTGGAGGTTCTTTCTTTGCAACAGAAGTTCCCACATCAAATACACTAAGATATCAAGCACGTACTACAGGTGCAATTGATGTATCAGTTTCTCCTGTTAGTGGTATAGTTTACCCAAGACCAGACAGTTTCTTTGTACATAGACCGTATGATGGAGGTGTGCAACTTGGGACAGGAGGCCCACAACATGGTGCTCAAGCAATACGTCAAAGTAAAAAATATATTAGATATCAGTCAGGTAAAGGTATTATGTATACCACAGGTGCATTGTTTGCACCAAGCTATGATCTACAAAGTGTAGTAGCTGAGGATATTGAAGTTGATAGTTTAATTACAGTGGTCACTGATGACAATGATCATGGGGTACAAGTAGGCGGCGTAATACGTTTATTAGGTATTGAAACAGAAGGTTATAACAGTGGACCTGACACAGCAGTTGGTGAAGAATTTGATTACACTGTTGTATCTGTTGTAGACGAAAGAACTTTTAAAGTTAGATCGAAAAGAAGGCTGGGTGCTACAACAGCAGTATTAGGCTTTGGAGCACAAATGAGTGTTGTAAGTTGGCACGGTGCAACTGTGCGTTCAGGAATATTTGATGACCAAAACGGAATTTTATGGGAATTTGATGGTACACAAATTAGTGCAGTACAGCGTACTGGTACAAAACAGATTGCCGGAACAATAGCACTTAGCCAAGATTCAAACCTAGTAACAGGTACAAATACAAGATTTAGAGATCAATTAACAGCTGGCGATAGAATTATTATTAAAGGTATGACACATGTAGTTACAAATGTTACCAACGATACTAGTTGCACAATAACACCAGACTGGCGCGGCGTAATTGATATTACAGGAGCTAAAGTAGCACTAGTAAGAGATAAAAAAGCAAAACAAAGTGAGTTTAATTTAGATAAATTAGACGGCACAGGACCAAGTGGCTATCATATGGATATAGCTAAAATGCAAATGATTGGAATACAATATACTTGGTATGGTGCTGGATTTATTGATTGGATGGTTAGAGGTGCAGACGGTAACTTTGTTTTTGCACATAGAATGCGTAATTCAAACGTAAACACAGAAGCATTTATGCGTTCAGGTAACTTGCCTGTTAGGTACGAAGTAACAAACGAAGGTCCTCCAGGTAAACTTAAGACAGCAATGACAAACAATCAAACAACTATCGAACTAGAAGATAGTAGCTTCTTTCCATATCAAGCCACAGTGTATATTGATAACGAAGTAATGACATACACAGCTAATAATAAGGCAACAAATACATTGACTGGAGTTACTAGAAATGCTAGCTTACTTACATTCCAAGCAGGAGCAGAACGTAGTTATACAGGAGGTCCTGCTACTACACACGATGCAAGGACCGGTGTAATAATTATATCACAAACAATTACTCCATTAATTAGTCATTGGGGTAGTGCGTTCCTAACAGACGGTGGATTTGATGAAGATCGTGGATATATTTTTAGTTATGCTGAAACTGGTATTGCTGTTAGTACTACAAAACAGACTGCATTTATGATGCGTTTAGCACCTAGTGTTTCTAATGCTATTACAGGTGATTTAGGAGAAAGAGAACTACTTAATCGTGCTCAGCTATTGCTGATGGGTCTTGAAGTTACATCAGAATCAGGAAGCGGTGGTATTGTTGTTGAAGGTGTGCTTAATCCTCAAAATTATCCACTTAACCCCTCAGATGTAAATTGGTCAGGATTGAGTGGAGTTGCACAAGGTGGACAACCTAGTTTTGCTCAGATAGCATCAGGTGGTGGTGTTACTTGGACAACAGGTGAATCAGCTACAACTGCTAATATGACATCTGTGGCTGCTCTTACTGCACAAGTAAACAGCGGTACATATTCTAACTGGCCTGGTAGTAGATATGTAGAGGTTAGTGGATCAGACTATAGAGCGGTATTTGGTAGTAATGATATAAATTTTGTACTAGGTAAATCTATTACAGGTACACATATACCAGCTAATACAACTATTGTAGATGGATATATTCCATCCAGTAATAACTGGGGATACTTTAGACTTTCTAAAAATACAACAGGTAGTATACCAGGAGGATCAATTGATCACTATACTATTGCTTACAACGCGGCACTTGTTAATAAAAACTATGCTTACTTAACTACAGCAAGTGTAGATAGTGCGGGTACAGTAGTTGGTACTGCTATTACAGGAATAAGCGGTGGAGGTACGTTCCCTGCTAACACTTATGTAAGTAATATTACATCAACTACGTGGGCAAGTTATACTTTTTATGAAATATCATTTAATAACGCATTCACTGGAACACTTGCACTAGGATCAGGAACAATTGAAGCAACATTTGAACAACCACCGTTTGCTCAGCCTGGAGAAACTGTGTTCTCATTTATTGCTGTGCCTGGAGAGAGATCTACACTAGATCTTGCTCAGTTGAAAGAGTTAACAAATACGCCATTAGGTGGCAGAGGAACATTTCCTAATGGACCTGACGTTTTAGCTATTAATGTGTATAAAGTGACTGGCTCAGATATTAATTCGAATATTATTATTAAATGGGGTGAAGCTCAAGCTTAATTTTCTAAACTTTTTACAAAGTCAGAAAGCGTATCAAAAACTTTGGTACGCTTTTTTATTGCTTTGTAAGTAAATCTATTTAATAATTTTTCTGTTTCTTCACCATATCCGGTGCGTACTAAGATAGGAATAGCACCTATTTTCATTGCGGCCTTTAAATCAGTAATTTTGTCACCAACATAAAAACCTTGTGCAAACTTTACGTGTGGTATTTCTTTTTCACATCGTTTGAACATTCCTATATTAGGCTTCGCGTACATATCATTTTTTCTGCTACTAGCACTATAGTAGATTCCGTCTATACTAGTGCAACCAGCTTTACCTAGTAATTCAAACAAATGCTTATGTACGTTATCTACATCTTCTTGCGTAAATAATCCTTTTTCAATACCACCTTGATTTGTGATAATTGTAATCTTATGACCTAATCTGCGTAGTTTAGCAATAGCTTCTATGCTACCAGGAATAGGTTCAAAGTCTTTTATTTTGTAACAATATGTGCCTAGATCTTTGTTGATTACACCATCTCTATCTAATCCTACTACACACTTAGGTGCGATATAATTAGGACTAGGATCATAGTCGTCACTCCAACTTATTTCAACCATTTTCTGTTTCTTTACTTTGACTGTCGCCTGGAATAAGTCTGTAATTATCTTCTACTGAATCAGCTGTACTAACTTCAGTTACTGAACTCATAGGTTCTAAACATTCTAACTGATGAGGTTGTAAAGGAGGATTATGCCAAACATCACCTTCTTTTAATTCTTTCTCGTGTAACGTAGCATTAGAAGTATCAATCCATCTTACGATAAATTTTCCGCTATTAACAAACCATGTTTCTTCTTTTTCTTTGTGAAAATGCATACTAAACTTTGCACCTACTTTTTCAAATACCATTATCTTACCACAGTACTTGTCGTTAGTTGCCCATATTAATTCATAGCCCCAACCTTTGGGTACATGTCCTTCTAATCTTGTAGGTTCTTTCATTAGTTCCACATATCCTTTTTCTTATCAAACGAAATATCAAAAACATTCCAGCTCATAGTAATTCTTTCTACATCACTTTGAAATGGATAAACCTGATGCCTTAGTTCTGCTGGGAATACAAAAATTTGTCCAGTTTTAGGAATAATCCTATGTGCGCCTGCGCCATAACTACCATGCACAAATTCTAATTGTCCAGGGCATCTTGCATTAGAATCCATAGGAAATATATCGGGTTCAGTAGCTATTACTTCCGGAACTTCAACCATTATAATACCGCTTAACGTACCTGTATGGCAATGCAAAGGATTAAATTCGTGTTGCTTCATAAAATTAAACCATACACCATTTCCTAAATGCCATTTCATGCTGTCATAGTCAACTGTTTCTATCATAATTTTTTCTTCGCTAGAAGCACCTGCATTAATTAACTTTCTTTGGTCATCAGCAATTATCCAATTTATAATATGCGGACGTAGTACTTCCATCATAGTAGATAGCATTTTTGGATCAGCTTTTTCATTACCTCGTTGTTCTTTTATATTTCCTGATAAAGCAGACCCTTGCGATGCAGAATCTCTATTTATTTCTGCAAAACTTTTTACAAATTTTATATCTTCCTCACTTATTTTACTTTCATAAATCATAGGTCCAAACGGACAAAGTATATTATGATCTCCGTTATTCTGTAGCATTAATATATTCCTTTATACCTTTCCAATCCATTTCAATCACAGTATTTAATTTGTCTAGATTTGCACAAGTATATTTTTGGTACTGAGGCTTAATATTATCTGGAATTGGAATATAATTAATTGTAGCATCGTATTTTTTTGCAATTTCTCTAGCTACGTTTTCAAAGCTTTCTGGATTTCCTGTTCCAACATTGTAGATGCCGCTTGCATCGACAGTCAACATTTTTTGATGTACTTTACAAACATCTTCAACACAGACAAAGTCACGTTTGTACTCACTGCTACCTTCAAATACATCAATCTTTCCTTCATCTAACGCTTGTAATCTAAACTTAGTCCAAGGAGATGCTTGGCTTCCTTTATCATTTTCGCCAGGACCATATACGTTAAAATATCTAAATCCTTGTACAAGCACAGTAAATTCTTCAATATGTTTAATTACAAATCGGTCAAATAAATATTTTGACCATGCATACGGAGATTGAGGAAGTAAAGGTCCATTTTCTGTAAAATGTGTAGTAGGACCATAAACACTAGCACTAGAAGCATATTGAAAATTAGTTCCATAATTTTCACAAACCTGCAACATACGCATACTATTTTCAAAGTTTTGTTCAATTATTTGATCTACATCTGTATATGTAGTGCTTGTAATAGCACCAAGATGAATGACCCAATCATATGAACTAGGATCTGGCACAGTATTATCTATATACTCCCAACCCTCCACATCATGTCCTTGGGTAAGCAAATAGTTAGATAAATTTTTTCCGATAAATCCTTTATATCCAGTTACTAGTATTCTCATTTACACGGCACTCCGTTGTTATCATAAGGTAATTGCATGTCCTTTTCCCAATGATTCCGATATCTTATATCTTCGTCATCCATTAGTGCATGCCATTTAGGATCATCTCTCCAAGGTATAAAATTAAAATTAATTACTACTCTTCTAAGTTTGTCTGTACAACTAGCACCACTATGTCTAATTTTTGCAGGAAAAATAACCAATGTATTCTCAACACTTTCGACTTTGTCTCCATCTTCGAAAATAGTGTATCCATTATTAGTATTTAAATAGTATACCGCAGTTAATGCACCTGGAATAACTGTGTCATTATGCATGCCATGTACTTCGTTTGTATCTGTTTTTGTAAGTAAGTTTGCCTTTACCCTTATTAGTAATTGAGGACCCAACACATCCATGACAGGATATATTACCTGATAGTCATTTGGTCGATCCATATAATAACCTTCATGTATTGTATGGACAAATTGAAAGTTACCAACATCGCCTTTATCTGCTACACCTTCTCCATAATGCCAATTGTATTGTAAACTTAACATATGTTCTTGGATTTTTTTAAACACTTCTTTTGGCACAGCATTATCAATTACTACCTTTTTTGTCATTTAATATCCTCTATTATTTTTGTTGTAGAATAACCTTCTAACGTAGGAATAATTTTCACTTCTGCTAAGTCATTACCTACAACTGTATCTGTAGTATAATCGCCTCCTTTTACAATTATACTTGGCATTATATGTTTTATAAGTTCATAAGGAGTATCATAATCAAAAACATGTACCTCGTCAACCCAAGGTAACATTGCTAATTGTTCAGTGCGTTTTTTTACATCATTAATAGGGCGATCATTACCCTTTAATCTTTTTACACTATCATCTGAATTAATTGCTACAACAAGACGACTTCCTAGTTTACTAGCTTCTTGAAGTAAATGCAAATGTCCTTTGTGCAATATATCAAAAACACCGTTAGTAAACACAGTGGTTTCTTCAATATCATCTAATGAAAGCGTGTACGTTCCTAAGTGCTTAACACTTTCGGTTGCTCCTTTAGATGCAAGTTCTAAGCTATCTTTTATGTTTTTACCTTTTGTAAGACCATATACAAATGCCGCTAAGAAACAATCTCCTGCTCCAGTAACATCACTAACCTCAACCTGTTCAGGTATAATAAAATGTTGCTCGCCATCAAACTCTGCTCTAATAGCACCAGATGCATTTGTAACAATAATATTTCCTTCGTGCTTATCAAACTGAAATTCTTTATATTCTTTTGCATTTGGTTTTACAAGCCATGCATTTTTGTAATGTGTATAATTACGTTTTGGATCTACAATAACTTTACAGCCATAACTATTAATATGGTCTATAATTTCATTACAGTGATCTAATACACCTTTGTTATAATCACTTAGTATAGCATAATCAAATGAAGAAAAATCACTTTTGAGAATATTTTTTAATACAGCTTTTCCGTCTGCTTTTTGATCTTCATCTAGTCTTGTAATGTAGTGTCCATCAGCTATAATTCTAGTTTTTACACTTTTTGGTTGTTCATTAGATACTAATGTTACATCTACACCTAAATTTTTTAAATTGCTACTTACAAGACCAGCGCCACCTAATGAAGTTTTAACATCTGTAAGATTCACTATTGGCACAGGAGCCTCAGGACTAATACGTGTAGAAGTACCGTAGATGTATTTGTCAGTAATTATATCTCCAAGAACTAGAACTTTCATATAACTATTATACTATTATTTGCCTTATTTGTCAAGTAAATTAATGGTTTGAAAAACAGTTTCAAGTTTTGTAAGATTAATTTTACTTTGTAGTGTGTTACGTAGTCCATGATGTAAGGGTTTTGGCCATTTAGTAAAACTACACCAAGCAAAACCGTCATGTTCTTTGTTAAGTTGCGGAATAAATTCTTCTTCTACAATACAAAGATAAGTGTGGAATAAGAATTTTTTATCATTACTTAAAAAACTTTCAAGTGGCAACGTTTTCTTTAGAGGAGGAAGTTCACCAATTTCTTCAATTATTTCTCTTTTGAGACCTTCCCATGGAGTTTCTTTTGCTTCATTTGTGCCACCTACTAACCCCCAAACATCAGATTTTTTACCATTACTACGATGTAAAAATAAAAAGCGATTCGTGTTTAGAGTATAGAATAAAGCTCCACTACATATAATACTTGCACTCATACAAGTAATTATCCGCTGAGTTCGATCCTCCAGGTCCCTACTGGATAGTCTCCGTCTATGCTTAATAACCATTCTTGGTTTTTAAATCTGTATTGGGTTTGTGTATGTAGGTTAGTTATATATGTGGTTGTTGTAGTTGCCGATGCATCAAATATAATATTCCATTTGGAGCCGTCCCATTCAATAATATCATTTATCTTTGCAACAAATCCGGTACCATCTGCATTAGCCCAAGCATTTGGAACATTAGTTGCATCTGCATCACCTACATTATCTAATAGTAACAATCTAAGTCCTGAAACTTTAATAGGAGTAGGATCATAATTTGTAGGATCAATAACATAATCTACTGATGTTCTAGAGCCCGAACTACTTGTAATAATAGTATCTGCAGGGAAACTATCGGTATCAAAATCAATAGCAATCATTCCCTCATCAAGAGGATTAATAGCAAAAGTACCTGTAGCAGTCATAGAATTATCATCATTTGTTAAGAATATTCTGCTTACTCCTGCGGCATAAACACCAGGTAGTGCAGTGAATATTTCTCTCCAGTTTTTAACACCGACCATACCGTTAGCAACTAGCTGTGCATTTCCTTGACTTACATATACTGTCCATTGGGCAAAGTTAACATTAGCTGAATGTCCACCAGCTGTTGAACCAACCCTTGAACCTCTAGAGTCAGTTGATTTACCTGGCAATGATGTATCGTCATATGCATTTAATTGAGGTTGAGATATGCCATCTTCGATTGTTCCGTTTGTCTCATCGAACATACTTGTAATAATATTTGTAATGACGCCCATCTTACGTACTTTAGTAGGCGGACTTATATACACAGGAATACTAAAACTAAGTGTAGCAATATCTATCTCTGTGTCTACGCCAACTGGCACACTTCTACTACTCCATTGAACATTTTCTAAATGTACAACTGTAATACTTGTCCAGTCAATAAAATTATCTGTTGTTTGCATTTCTAAACTAGGATTAAACAATACTAAAATTTGTTCAAGTAATTGTAATTTTTGATCAGTGTTACTTGCCCATATGTCTGCATTACACCTCATTAAGTAAGGAGTAGGAATAAGTCTTTCCACTGTATATGCTTTGCCTTCTGTGTTGACATATTCTTTTGCAGTTTCATCATATGCTCGTTCACGTATATTAGTTTTTCTAGTGTAAGTTGAATCTGTTAACCTATCTTTATCTAGTTCTAATCCTGTTATATAAACACTTATTCGCGGAGCACTAGGTAGTTTATTTTCACTATTTTCTCTTATAATATTTGCAACTTGCCTAGTAAGGTCACCATACATTACAGGTACTTCTTTAGTTTGCCCGTCTCCGTCTATAACAGGAAAATTACTTAGAATACGCATCATTTGTGTTGTATAGCGTCTAATCTGTCCGTCATAAAAATGTTGCATTAGTTATCCTTTTTTGGACGAAGTGCTTTAGATAAGCTTTGTCTTTCTGGTACAACTTCACCATTAATTGTACTTGACGCTGTATTATTAATAAAGCTTGCCTTCTGTGTTTGTTTTTCTAATGTGTTACTTAGTGTCATTCTAATATCATCATTTTGTTTAACCCACCTGTTGCCATCAAACTTAAACATTCTGTTAGGCAAAAAGTCAGTGCGTAGAAAGTAGTCTCCATTCCTATTATCTTTTGGAAATGCTATTCCAAATCCAAAAGGAGCACCGTTTGGAGCGGCATCACCTGTACCTACTAAGTAACCTGTATATCCTTCTCTGTCTGGTCTATCAGCTATTTCGTCTGCTGTAGTATTGATCATAGAAGCATCTAAATCTGTTTCGTCAGCAGTTTGTAGTGCCACTGAACCGTCGTCATTTGTTGCAATAGAGTAAAAATGACTTATGTCGAACCCACTCTTAGGTGCGTCTTGTTCAGCTTGTGCTACTACTGCTCTATTAATTTGCATTTCTTTCTCATACGTAGAAAGTACATCTCTTAATGTATTGCTTGAGTTTTCGCTTGCAGGTAAATCTAATATTTCTTTGTATTCTTGAGTATCGTATATCTGCTTTAATTTAAGCCTGTATAAATGAGGATACCATGTTTGACTAAAGCCTTCTGCGGCTCTGTTTACATCTTCTACAACATAAAATCTCTTTAGGGCTACATCATAATCATTTAAAGCGTATTCGTCTGTTAAGTGTGGTAATTCTATTACATCACCACTCATAATTTTTCTGCCTAATGTTTTCACAGAACTATTAATATGTATGGTCATAAACAATGTATCATTACTTAAAAATAAACCAAATTGGCTTAGATCAAAATCTATATCCTGTACATTGTATACTGCTCGCATTGTATATACGTCTGGATCATATTTTCTATCTCTATTTTCTAAAAATAATAGATCTTGTATATTAGTTTCTTTTACAGCATCATATCTTGGTTGATCAGACGTTGATTCTGCAGATGATGGGTTCCTAGCACCTAAATACTTGTGAACATTGATATCAGTACCGCCAACAGTGAACATTTCCTGAATTTGCTTGTCAAGAAAATGAAAATCGTTACCGCGTTCTGGTTTATATAAAGACAGTCTTGGCATATGTATATTTATCGTAACGATAAATACTATATGGAGAGTAGAGAATGTCTGAGCTAGCAACAATGAAACAAGAGGTATATGACTACGTAAATGCGTCCTTAGGTGGTGGCATGATTGATGTAGAATTAGACCCTGTTCATTACGAAACCGCACTTAGCAAAGCTTTAAGTAAATTTAGACAAAGATCAGATAATAGTGTTGAAGAATCATACTTGTTTTTGACTACAGTAGTAGATCAAAACGAATATATACTACCTGATGAAGTAATTGAAATAAGAAAGCTATTTAGAAGGTCAATAGGTTCTAGGACTGGAGGTACAGACGGAGGCTCGTTGTTTGAACCATTTAACATGGCCTATACAAATACATATTTGCTATCAGGCTCTAAGTTAGGCGGATTAGCAACATATGATTTATTTGCACAACATCAAGAGCTAGTAGGACGTATGTTTGGTAGTTTTATTGAATTTAAATGGAATACAACTACTAAGAAACTTACGTTGCTACAACGTCCACGTGCAGAAGAAGATCTATTGCTTTATGCATATAACTACAGACCAGACACACAATTACTATCAGACTATCTTGCAAAGCAATGGATTAAAGACTACACTTTAGCATCATGTAAGTACATGTTAGGAGAAGCAAGGAGTAAATTTGCTACTATAGCTGGTCCTGGGGGCGGAAGTACTTTGAACGGTGATGCACTTAAATCAGAAGCACAAGCTGAAATGGAAAAGTTAGAGCAAGAAGTAAGCACCGCAGTAGCAGGCGGACAAGGCTATGGCTTTTTAATCGGCTAAAAACCACTTGACAACAAGCTAAAATTATCATATAATAACTACTATAAACTTAGGAGACATTTTATGATTATTGGTATCTGTGGACTTATTGGTTCCGGTAAAGGTACAGTAAGTGACTATCTTGTAGACGAGTACGGTTTTGAAAAAATATCATTTGCAGATAAACTAAAAGATGCAGTAGCTGAACTATTCAGTTGGGATAGGGATATGCTAGAAGGTGATAGTCATATATCTAGGCAATGGAGAGAACAAGTTGACCAGTTTTGGACACAGGAAACAGGCCGTGAAATTACACCTAGGTTAGTTTTACAAGAGTTTGGCACTGATTGTATGCGTAATGGCTTTTACGATGGTATATGGGTAAGCATGGTAAAACAAAAAATAATTAACAATCCTACTAAAGAATTTGTTATTCCTGATGTGAGATTTCGAAATGAACAAAATGTTATTAGAGATCTTGGCGGAGAAATTTGGCAAGTAAAACGTGGTACAGATCCTGAATGGTTTGGTCAAGCAATATTAGATAACCAAACAGGAAGTGATTTAATGTCTGCATATGATATACATGCTAGTGAATATAAATGGATTGATACTAATAACCATTTTGATGCAATTTTGTATAATGATGGGACTATACAAGATCTTAAAAGTCAGGTCGAAGGTCACCTTGTTTCCAGCGAACCCCTTGCTTCTGTACAATACGCTGGCAGTTAGCACAAATTGTTTTTAAATTTGTAGGTCTACAATTATTTAAATCCCCGTCTATGTGGAAAACATTAAATACTTCTGAGTGTTTGCTTTTATAGTTACATTTTTCACAAACTTCTTTTTTTTCATAACCATATTGTTGCCACTTAGGCACTCCATGATTAAGACCATTGCGTAAACATTTTTCGCACAGCTTTCTATAGTAGGGTTTACCATCTTTATAATAGTTTATGGCCGCAGGCCGTTGCTTACATTTGCATAAAGGACGCATACTGTATTTAGCTCACCTTTTTGGTCCCTTTTTTATGCTAATATATAGGGTGAAATTAATCTATAGACATAAATACAGTTAGTAAAACGATATCCAACAGGAGAACTAAAATGGCATTAACTTCACCAGGCGTAGAAGTCAAAGTAATTGACGAATCATTCTACACCCCAGCGGCGGCTGGTACGGTACCAATGATTTTTGTCGCTACTGCTTCTAACAAGACAAGCAGTTCAGGCGCAGGAACGGCAGCGGGAACACTAAAAGCAAACGCTGGTAAGCCTTATTTGATCACCAGCCAAAGAGAGCTTGGTGAAACATTCGGCGATCCAAAATTTTATTCAGACTCAAACGGCAATATGATACATGGCGGAGAGTTAAACGAGTATGGACTACAAACAGCATACTCTTTACTAGGCGTAACAAACAGAGCATATGTTGTTAGAGCAGACCTAGATTTAGGCAAACTACAAGCAAGTGCAACAGCACCAGGCGGTGAGCCAGCAGATGGCGCACATTGGTTTGATACACTTAATAGCTTGTTTGGTATTTTAGAATGGAATGCGGCGGCAATCACTACAACAGGCGGCCAAAGCTTTTCTTCACAAACACCAAAAGTAATTACTAAGTTAACAGACTTAGTTGGCAACATAGCATCTGGCATACCAAAAGCTTCTGTAGGAGCAATTGGTGATTATGCAGTTGTTGCAACAACTACAACTAACAAATTTTATTTTAAGTCAAAAGGAAATTCTGGAGCAGGTGTAGCGGCAGGAGCATGGGTTGAAGTTGGATCGACCAACTGGTCAGCTAGCCATCCAGTAGTGACAGGCACAGCTTCTAATCCTACATTAAGTAACGGAAATACAGTGGTAATTAATGCTACTACTGTTACATTAGCTGGTACTACAGTTACAGCTTTGGCTTCAGATATTAATACTGCATCTATTGCAGGAATTACAGCGGCGGCAGTAGACGGAGCACTAGAAATTTATTCAACTGGTGCAGATGTTGTTATTGCTAACGGTACAGGAACTATACTTACAGATACTGGTGTATCTGCGGCAACTTATGAAGCACCTAAGCTTACTATTGCACCGCATACAAGTGTACCTCAGTATAAGTCAGGTGATTCAGAACCTGCACCAACAGGAAGCCTTTGGATTAAAACAACTACTCCAAACGGTGGCGCAAATTACAAAGTAAAGAAGTATGCCACTTCTACGCAACTTTGGTCAACAATTACAGCACCAATTTATGATACAAACCATGCCGCACTATTTGCACTTGATAAATCAGGTGGCGGAGCAGGTATCGCATTAGGTGATTTGTATGTTAATACAAATGTTGAAGAAGTAAGCCCGATTATTGCTAATAGCAAAATTTTCCAAAGAGCGGCTACTGGAGCAACTAAAATTACTTCTAGTGCAGTAACCACACAATTAAGTAGTCAAGCATATGCATTTAATATGCAAGAGTCAAAAGCAAATCAACAAGCTTTAGACGCTATGAAAACTATTAGTGTTACTGCTACAGGCGCATCAAGTGATGCAGATGTAATTGCAGGAGCAATTAATGCCGCAGGTTTCCAAAACATTACAGCAATAGTTGACTCAAGTAACAAAATACAAATTTCCCACAAACTAGGTGGCGAAATTAGAATCAAAGACACAGATGGTGGATTAGCACTAATTGGCTTTGCTGTTTATAATTTTGCAAACGGTACTGGTACAGCTAATTTATATACTGCACCAACAGGCGATACTGCAAGTGATTGGGTAGCTTCAAACTGGAAAGAATTAACTTACACAGCTTCAAGCACTGCACCAACTAGCTTAACTGAAAATGGTACATTATGGTATAGTTCAGTTGTAGACGAAGTAGACCTTATGATTCATAACGGAACTACATGGGTTGGTTATCATAATTACAGTGGAGCATATGCAAACTGTGATCCAGCAGGTCCGATTGTAGCGGCAAAAGAGCCTACTACACAATCAGACTTAACAGCTTTAGTTGATGGAGATATTTGGATTAGCACAGCTAGTGTTGAAGATTATCCAGGAATTTACAGATGGAACGGTACTACTTCTAAATGGGTACTGTTAGATAAAGCAGATCAAACTACAGAAAATGGTGTACTTTTTGCAGATGCAAGATTTGGTGCAACAGGGGGAACAACTAGTAATGCTCCTTCAAGCACAATAGCTGAACTGCTTACTAGTGATTTCTTAGATCCAGATGCACCTGATCCAGCATTATATCCACAAGGTATGATTCTTTGGAATCTACGTAGAAGCGGATTTAACGTTAAGAAATTTGTAAGAAATGCAATTGATGTAACTGCACTTAACACTAGACAAGGTGATGCTTCAATGGCGGCTTACTATCCACATCGTTGGGTAACTGATTCAGGAAATGCTGAAGATGGTTCAGGAACATTTGGGCGTCATGCACAACGTAAATCTGTAGTACAGGCTTTACAAGCAATGGTCAATAGCAACACTGACATACGTGACGAAGAATCACGTCAGTTTAACTTGCTAGCTTGCCCAGGTTATCCAGAACTAATTGGTGAAATGATTACTTTAAATACTGACAGACGCTTAACAGCATTTGTTGTAGGTGACACACCATTTAGATTAACACCAGATGCAACATCGCTTAATGAGTGGGCAACTAATGTTAGAACTGCACTAGAAGATAATGACAACGGAGCAGTAAGCTTTGATGAGTATCTTGGAATGTACTATCCAGCAGGATTTACAAGCGATAATGCAGGCAACAACATTGTTGTTCCAGCAAGTCATATGGCACTACGTACAATAGTACTAAACGACCAAGTGGCGTTCCCCTGGTTTGCACCAGCTGGAACAAGACGTGGTGGAGTATCGAACGCAACTTCAAGTGGTTTTATTACTAGCGAAGGCGAATTTAAAGCAGTTGCATTAAACACAGGACAGCGTGATACATTGTACTCAAATAAGATTAATCCAATTACGTTTATGAGCGGAGCAGGATTAGTTGTATTTGGTCAAAAGACTCGTGCTAAAAATGCAAGTGCATTAGATAGAATCAATGTTGCTAGACTAGTTGTATACTTACGTGGACAGCTTGAGCTACTTGCTAAACCATATTTGTTTGAGCCAAATGATAAGATTACACGTGATCAAATCAAAGCGGCGGCAGATCAGCTTATGCTAGAACTTGTAAGTTTAAGAGCGTTGTATGACTTTGTTACAGTGTGTGATGAATCTAATAACACACCAGCAAGGATTGATAAAAACGAGCTTTACTTAGATGTAGCTATAGAACCAGTCAAAGCAATTGAATTTATTTACATACCGCTTAGACTTAAAAATACAGGGGAAATTGCGGCATTAGGATAATATACGTACTTAATGAGGGGTAAGAAATTGCCCCTCAGAAACGTATAAATAATAATGTATTAGGAGAATAGAAAAAATGCCAATCACAACTTTACAAAACATTTCGATACCCACAGAAGGCGCGAATTCTAACTCATCTTTATTGATGCCTAAGTTACAATATCGTTTCAGGGTATTTTTAGATAACTTTGGCACTACTGGGGGTCCAGACGGTGTTAGAGAAATTTCAAGACAAGTTCAAGACGTTACAAGACCAAATGTAACTTTTGAACAAATGACATTAGATTCATACAACTCAAGAGCATACCTTGCAGGTAAGCATACTTGGGAACCAGTAACACTTACACTACGTGAAGATGCTAATAACAATGTTCAAAAGATTATTGGACAACAGTTACAAAGACAGTTTGATTTCTTCGAACAGTCTAGTGCAGTTTCAAGTGGTAGCTACAAATTCCAAACTAGAATTGAGATACTAGATGGTGGTAACGGTGCTAACGGTGCAAATGTAATTGACAGATTCCATTTAGTAGGTTGCTATATTGAATCAGCAAACTACAACACACTAGCATATGCAACTAACGAAGCAGTTACTACAACACTAAGCATTCGTTATGATAATGCTATACAGTTTGGTGCTGACGAAGATATTAACGGTATTGGTGAAACAACAACCAGAGCGTTAGCGGCAGCGGCAGGCGGAACACAAGTTTAATAAAACTTAACTGATTGGCTTTAAAACGGAAGTAATTAATAGTTACTTCCGTTTTTTTATATACGCACTTATCTACATAGGATAAATATTAATATGAGTATCAAAGATCCATACCTCTATAATATTGACCTTGATGTACATTTAAGGGACGCAAGGCATGCTCACCAACTGTATACACAACATACATTTGCCCTAGCCCCTAAGACAAAATTTCTATATCATATAGTATTTGATTTATATCCAGAAGTAGGAAATTCAGCAAATAATAATACAGTGAGATTTAAAAAAGAAATTGGCGTATTAGCACAGACAGCCGATTTACCTCAATATCGTGTAGCTGTTGAAAACAAACAGCAATATAATCGTAAGAAAAATATACAGACTAGATTAGACTATCAAGACATTACAATTACATTTCATGACGATAATTTAGGTTTAACAAGAGGATTATTACAAGACTATTATCAATATTATTTTGTTGATGGCAATCATGAAGACGGCACAAGAAGTTCTCCTGCATATATGGCTAGAGATAAATTTAAAGAAGCAGTACCTAATTATGGTTTAAATAATAAAAAAGTAAATCCGTTTTTTAAACATGTTAGAATATATCAACTAGCAAGACGAGAATGGTTTGCGTATACACTTATAAATCCATTAATAAGTGCGTTTGATCATGGTGATGTTGATGCTACTACAGGAGCAGATATGAATAGGAATAGTATCACGCTAGCATACGAAAGTGTAATTTATTCTAATGGACAAGTGGGCGAAGACGGACAGCCTGTAGGATTTACTGATCCTGAAACTGGTTACGATAATGCCCCTAGCCCAATAGGATATTTTGATTCTGAAATGAGTTTTAGAAATACTATGTCAGCTGATCCTGCATTAATAGATCCGCGTAGACAGCGTAGGAATCCAATTTTACCTAGGTCTAATAATAGTAGATCAAGAAGAGATAGTTTGTTTGGCATACTATCAGGAAATGGAAGCAACATATTAGGAGCAGGTTTGAGAGACTTATTTGGCAATTCACAGACAGGTGGATTACGTGGCACTACAATTCCAAGGACAAGTCCAATTAGTGATGCAGTAACAACACTTGTTAGCAATGATATTAACATACTAGACGGCGATAATATATTAAATGCATTAAGTACTAACAGTTCAGTAAAATCTAGTTTTATATCTAGAGCATTAAATAGTAATGCTTTTGCAGGAGAAACTTTAGCTAGCTATAATACTGCAAGTGATACTAGGAAAGCCGCAATAGAAAATAATTTAATTGACAGAGCTTCAAATGGTGATAGGAAACTAGCTGAACAAGCTACCCAAGCTATACAAGCTAACAAAGGGAGTATATTAACGTAATGGCAAGTTCAGATCAAAATATAGGTAAAGGACCATTCGATAAAAACGATTCTGAGTCAACAAAAAGTTATTTCAATAATTATTTTGATACTCCTATTAATAGCACTCCGGGTGAAGTTGATGCAGTTGTAGGACACTTTCTTAAAAGGGGCTTTGATCAAGTTGCGGCTGTGAACACAGCAAGTGTTTTATTACAACAGGCAGATATTGACGAAGTACCAGTTTTCCAATTAATAGATACATTAAGCGGTACATCAGATGTACAACTTAGTAATATAGTAGCCCAAATACTTAACTTAAATAGAAGTAAATCAAGTATGTTAGGTTATAAATCAGCAGACAACGGCGATTTGTTTGATCAACGGAATATAATAAATTGAGATGGCTCATTTTGCACAAGGGAAATACAATCTTAAAAACCCTAGCAAATATGTAGGAACAAAAAGTCCAACATATAGATCAGGTTGGGAATTCACCTTTATGAAATTTTGTGACGAGCATAGAGCTATATCACAATGGGCAAGTGAAGCTGTAAAAATTCCTTATCGAAACCCTTTAACAGGCAAGCATACAATTTATGTACCAGATTTTTTTATAGTTTATAATGATCAAAGAGGCAAACAGCGTGTTGAACTAATAGAAGTAAAACCGAAAAATCAAACTGTAAAAGAAAAGTTAGGCAAAAGTAGACATAATCAAGCATCATGGATAGTGAACCAAGCAAAATGGGAATCAGCAAGAGCATGGTGTAAACAAAAAGGAATTTTATTCCGCATTGTAACGGAAGATGATATATTTCATACTGGCCGTAGAAAGTAAAAATGAAAAGTGATACATGCCTTTGTTTTAATTGTGCTAATAGGCGCAGGAGAAGATGCTAGACAACAACCTAATGCAATGTACTTTAGGAGTATAAATGTATGTCAATATTATGCAAAACGTATACCAAAACAGTACGGTAATTACGGATCAAAACATCTAGTACCACCAGAACACAGAATAACTGCATATTGTAAGCCAACATACGTAGATCCAAACAGCGTAAATATCTACGATTATTAACTAAATATAGTAGTATATTATCGGAGTTGTAATGACTAAAAAGCTAGAAGATTTACTTAATTTACCTGACTCTAAGGAAATTATAGAAACAGCTAAATCACAAGAGTCAGAACAAAAGTCTTATGAACTTGAAGAGCAGAAAAAAGCCTTTAGGGATATAGAGGAATTTGATAAGATTGCTAGTGCTTTACCTGCTGTAAAAGGTTTAGGCGATATGGCTGATAAAGAACTAAATGAAATAGCAGATAAAGCCCTTACAGCGTATGATGATCTTATGGATTTAGGCATGAATGTTGAAAGTAGATATAGCGGTAGGGTGTTTGAAGTAGCAGGAGGTATGCTTAAAACAAGTTTAGATGCTAAAGTTGCTAAACTAGATAAAAAAATTAAAATGATAGATTTGCAACTTAAAAAAGAAAAATTAGATAAAGATTCAACTACAGGTGATGATGGAATAATCAACGGACAAGGGTATGTTGTTACTGACAGAAATAGCCTTCTAGAGAAGCTTAAAGGCATTGATAAAGATAAATAGTTTATAGAGGATCAAAAGAAATGAAAACATTTGCAGAAATATTAAATGAATCAAAAGCAACGTATTCGTTCAATATTGGTATTGCTGGTGAATTACCTGAAGGGATTGAAGATAGATTAGAATCTGTCATGCAAAAGTTTACAGTACGTAATTTTACAAAAGGCAAAAAAACACCAATACAAAAACGTCCGTTAGACTTTCCACAATTAGAAAACACAGAAGTTACTTTTTTTGAGGCTGAAGTAGAATACCCTACTACCCCACAAGTATTACAAACTTACTTAGGTAATTGCTGTGATATACCACAAAGTCATATCAATGTACGCACACCGGAAGATCCTCGAGAAGCGTATCAAGAAGAAGGCGAAGAGAATAGCTCAGAATATGTAGCATTACTTGGCACGGAAGATATGGGTGGGGAGTCTGCTCAAAACGAAGTAGCAGACAACAGAACAATGGATTTATTAAAAGAACTTGAAACTGCAAGAAAAGAGCGTGATGTTTCAGATGGCGTTGCAGAAGCTCCACAAGGAGACTCAAAAGACATCAAAGGTCACATGCAAAATACAAAAGCAGTCGTAGGAGGCTAATATGAGTACAATGAAAAAATTAATTGAGTCAGTAGACGCAGGGATGGCAGAAGGACCAATGGGGATGGCACCAGACATGCCGCCACGTATGCCGATGCCACCAGAAGATAAAGGTAATCCTGTGAGTGTAAATGTAACAATGAATGCATCAGGCAAAGAGCATGTAGCTGATTTGCTAGATATGATGAAAAATGCAGGTTTAGGCGGAGCAGAAGAAGTTACAGCAAAATCATTAGGACCAAGAATGGATATGGAAAAATTCCGTAGCATTGTTGATAGTGAACCAGAAGCAGAAGATGAAGTAGATGAAATAACTGCTAAACAGAAAAAACTACCACCTGAACTACAGAAAGCTATCAAAGACAAAGAAGATGAAGAAGGCGATGTAGATGAATGGGCAAATAGTGCTCCAGGAGAAGAGCCAGAAGATAGAGGCACTTTGGGCGACTATGAAGATAACATTCATGACGGTAATGATTTACATAGAAAGAAAGATAGATCAGCAATACGTACTGTCAATCCTGCACTAGAAAGCATTAAAGAAGACCTATATAAAATGCTTGCTGAAAAGAAAGCAAAACCAGATTATATTGATATCGATGGTGATGGTGACAAAAAAGAGCCGATGAAAAAAGCTGTTAAAGATAAAAAATCTAAAAAAGTAGGCGAGGCAGAAGAAGAGAAAATGCCATCAAAAGCCCACATTATGAAAATGTGCAAAGATGGAAAAACCAAAGCTGAAATTTGTAAAATGCATCCTAACTGTGATCAAGAAAAGCTTAAAGCAATGATTGATGATTGCCAAAAAGAAATGAAAGAATCCGTTGAAGAAGGTGCATTTAAAAAAGCTGGTTCTAAAGGAGACGGATCTAAAGGTTTTGACGAGGCAGGTTGCACAAAAGAAATGAAAAAACTTGATGCAAGCGGATGTGCTAAACACGAAATGTTTGACAAAGTAGCAGAAAAATACGGATGTAGCAAAGCTAATTTTGAAAAGCTTTACGCTAGCAACTGCGGATAATATTATGTTAAAAGTAAATGTATTAGAAAAAGGTGAACTTAAAGAAAAGGTTGTGCCAGATGCTTTTAATAGTCACGACGATCTAATGACGTTTATTGACTGGGGAACAGCAACTCAGCTACCAACTTTTTCACACAAAATTGTTGAAGAGTTTGTACCACGATACAATGCTGGAACAGTTACAATGACAGATGTTATCAAAGCATTACAAGCAAACAATCCTACAGATGAGTTCCAGATAGCAGATATACAAGAAGCCGTTAAATTACAAGGCCATACACTAGCTAGATAATCCCCCGGATAAAATCCAATAGCGTCTTCGGACGCTATTTTTTTGATTAAATAACATTATGTACGTATTTAAACAAACATTAGTTGATTTAGATAATAGAAAGTCTAAAGATATACAAGAATTTTATTATAAAGATACAGAATATGAAGCTCCAGGACCCGGACAAGGAACAGGAGTACGTGATTTAGCTAGAGATTACTTCCGTAATGGCAAATTAAAAGAACGCCATATTATTTTAAAAGATAATGGCAATACATTAGAGATCGCAACATATTTTGAAACTAAAAAAGATTACCTTGACTTTTGCGACGAACCTGTAGCTAGAGAATCTTTGCGTTTTTTTGAAAACAGAAATTTTAAACAAACAACCGAGCTGTACGAAATTAAAGATGAATTAAGTTTTAGAAAGTTAAGCTTTGAAACTATGCGTAACGAACTAAGATATTTTTCAACAAGTTGTACAAATCTAGAACAAGTAAAAGATAGGGTAAATGAAATCTTCACAGGAAAAAAATAAATTTTTTATCTTAGGACTACCTAGATCAGGTACAACTGCTATAGCAAACACACTTAATGCATGTGGTGATGTTTATCTTTATTCATCTAAAAAAGTTGAAGGAATAATAGATAACGAGAGTTATCTTTTTGAACCATTTGCGTTAGCGAACTCTAAAGTTACACTTGACTGGAAATATAAACTAAAAGAGGTGATAGAGCCTAACTTTACAAAAAAGTTTAATGGCTTTAAAGTTATACCAGGAGATCAAGTTAACATACGAAGCTTAGTAAATGATTATGGATATCGTCCGTTAATAGTAATAAGAAAAGATATTTGGAAAGTAATTTTTAGTAAAATTGCCGCTTCATATACTATACATGACGAAAATACACTTAAAGAAGAAAGCACAGGCGCACAGATAGGTGCCTATCTAGAATCAAGTAGAAAAGCAAAAGCAGACTTTAGTAAATTTTTACCGTTTGTACCACGTTTGGAATTTTTCCTTGGAAATTTTATAAAGTCAATATATGAATTAGAAAATGAAGCTAGGCATGAATTAAATCCTATAGATATAATTTATTTCGAAGACTTTATACAACCTAATAAAACATACACTAAAATAAATGAATATTTTGGCCAAGAAATAAAATTTAACTTAGAATATGACGATTCATTTAATATTATAAGAGAATATTTGGTTGATGCAAATTGGACAAGGAATAATTATAGATACCTAGCCAGTAGGATAGAAGCAAATATACAAAGATTTGGAATACATGATGATCCAAAAGTTCCTAGTTGGTTAAAAGAAAAAATTACAAATAATCCATTTTTATTAGGATAAGTAAGTATACAAACAAGGATATAGTAATGGCTAAAAGCTTAGATGGTGTTTTAACAAAAAAAGCCAATAAAAAAGAAACGTTTACTGAAGAACAGATACAAGACCTTGCTAAATGCATGGACGAAAAAACTGGCTATGACTACTTTGCACGTAACTTTGCGTACATTCAGCATCCTACGCAAGGCAAATTATTATTTAAACCATTTGAATATCAAGAACGTCTGCTACAAAGTTATCACGATCATAGATTTAATATTAATATGTTACCTAGACAAACAGGTAAAACTACGTGTGCCGCTATATATTTGTTATGGTATGCTATGTTTAATGCGGATCAAACTATACTTATTGCCGCTCATAAGCACACAGGCGCACAAGAAATTATGCAACGAATACGCTACGGATATGAATTGTGTGCAGATCATGTAAGAGCCGGTGTTATAAATTATAATAAAGGCAGTATTGAATTTGAAAATGGATCACGTATAGTTAGTGCTACTACCACAGGCAATACAGGACGTGGTATGAGTATTTCCTTATTGTATTGTGATGAGTTTGCATTTGTACAACCTAACATAGCAACCGACTTTTGGACTTCTATATCGCCAACACTAGCAACTGGTGGTAGGGCAATACTTACTAGTACCCCTAATTCAGATGAAGATACCTTTGCAACAATTTGGAAACAAGCAGAAGATAAATTTGATGAACACGGCAATGAACAGGAATTAGGCATAAACGGATTTCATAGTTTTCGTAGCTACTGGGAAGAACATCCAGATAGAGATGAAAAATGGAAACAAGATGAACTTGGGCGTATTGGCGAAGAAAGATTTAGAAGAGAGTATGATTGTGAATTTTTGGTTTTTGACGAAACACTCATTAATTCATTGATACTTGGAGAAATGGAAGGACATCAACCTTTAGTAAACATGGGGCAAACAAGATGGTATAAAAAACCTTCCTCTGAATTTACATATGCTGTAGCTCTTGACCCTAGCATGGGCACAGGAGGAGACAACGCGGCTATACAAGTTTTTGAATTACCTAGTTATGAACAGGTAGCAGAATGGCAACATAATACAACAGCAATTCCTGGACAAATAAGAGTATTAGCAGATATTTGCAGTTATATAGTAAAAGAAACTGATTCAGATACCGGACTATATTGGAGTGTTGAAAATAATGGCATAGGCGAAGCGGCACTAATTGTAATCAATGACTTTGGAGAAGAAAACATTCCTGGATTATTTGTAAGTGAACCTATACGTAAAGGGCATGTAAGAAAATTCCGTAAAGGATTCAACACAACACATAGTACAAAAATAACAGCATGTAGCAGATTAAAAACTATGGTGGAAAATGAAAAGATGATTATACACAGCAAACCTTTCATTTCCGAACTTAAAAATTATGTAGCCACAGGAAGCAGTTACCAAGCTAAACTAGGACAAACCGATGATTTAATAAGTGCGGCACTATTAGCTATAAGAATGATGGCAGTTTTAAAGGATTGGGATCCAAGAATATACAATACGTTTACACAAGCTGAAGAAATTACAGATTATGATCCTCCAATGCCAATCTTTATAAGTAGTAACTATTGATAAATACAATATGCAAGAATTTGATAAAATAGGCGAAGATCTTTTTAACAAAATACGAGGACGTTTTCCTAGTATTACTATTGGTAATGAAGCAGGAGAAGTTATAAACGAACCTTCACAGGCTCGCTTTTTTGATTTTGAATATAAAGAAGCAGGCAAAGTTTTAGGCAATGTAAGTGTAAATATAACTGAAGATGAAGGCATGACAGTGATTTACTCTAAGGATTTTATATCCAAAGAAGATTCCATGACAAAAGATAATTGGTATGGGTTTTTAAAAGAGTTAAGACTATTTGCAAAAAAACGTATGTTAGAATTTAGCATAAGGGATATAACAAAAACAAATTTGAACAAAAGAGATTATCAATTTTTGTCAAACAAAGTCGGAGATGAAACAATGGCAGAATCAAAACTCTACGGTACTTCCAGAATAAGTTACCAAGACGTAGATGGTGCAAGATTAGTACTAAAACACACAGAAAGTGTTAATGATGAAAAAGTATCAGGACGTATAAGACATATAGGATCAATTTACATTGAAAGTTCTGAAGGGGAACGCTTTAAATATCCATACAAGCACCTCAACGGAGCAAGAGCAATGGCTCGTCATGTTGCAGAAGGTGGAAATGCATATGACGACTTTGGAAAACATATCGTAAGCCTTTCAGAAGAAATGGCAAAACTTAGAAAATTTAAAAACTATATGAATAGATCAAGTGTAATGGCAGAAGGACTTTCCGACTATACTGATGCTGTTAATGATCGAATTGTTACAGTTAGAAAAACAATAAGTAATTTACAAAAAAAGGCGTACTACAAAGAAACATTTGATGCATTTACTCCTGCCGTAATGGAAGATGTTCCTGCTGACGTAGCTGAAAATTGGATTGATCAACTTACTATCAAACAGTTTAACGAAGAATTGAAAGACATTTTTCCTTATGTGTTTAAACTAGTAAGTGAAGTTACCAAAGCAAAAGAATTAGGACCTGATGATTTAGTAGCCGAAGATGGTTGCACACCTGCTCATAGAAAAGCAAACAAAAAGAAAAAGGCTAAAGAAGATATTGAGATAGAGCAAGGCTTTGAAAGAATGATGGGGCAGTTTAGCGAAGACGATATGGGAGATAAAATTAAAGCCTGGGCTGACAAGTATGATGGATACATTGGCAGTAACGGTGACTCACTACCAGATGGTTATGTTAAGTATGCAACGAGTAGTGGCATTCCTACAGATTTTATTGAAACAAATGAACGTGCTAAAATGGATGAAAAGTATGGTGAAGAGAAATTTGAGGATGATCCAGGGGCATACATCAGCGACCATATCGACGAAATGCCTATTACAAAGGCTTGTATGGAAGAGCTTGAAAAAATTACAGGTTCAGATGATATAGAAGTAAATGCTAAACTAATTATGAAACACAGCGACGATCACCAAGAAGATGATACTATGGCAGTAAAAATCGACAAAGACGGTACTATGTCTAAGGCTGACGAGAAGGATAAAACTCCACTAGGCGAATTCATTTTAAGCTATTATGATAGAGAGACAGGCGAGTTTCCAAAAGGCGAGACCGCAGTCCTTACAATGGTAGAAAAGGATTACGGAGAGCAGTTCATAGAACCTGCAAAGGCATTTATTGAACAAATCAACGCAACCTACGAAGAGTACCAAATGAAAGCTAATCCACAGAAGATGGAAGCTGAGCCAGAATTTGATAGAATGCGTGAGTTAGCTGGTTTAAGATAATCAGCTAACTTTTACAAGTCTCCAAAAATAAATCAAAAAAACGCTTGACAGGCTAAATATAAGAGTGTATTATACATAGTATGTATTGCACATTTAGGCAAATACAACATAGCATAGGCAATTTAAGGAGGCACAAACTATGGCAACATTAGCAGAGATCCGAGCAAAGCTCAAAGAACAAGAGTCACGCCAAGGTGGCAACTCTAACAGCGGCGGCGACAACGCAATTTACCCATTTTGGAATATCAAAGAAGGTGAAAGTTGTACTTTCAGATTCCTTCCTGATGGGAATGAAGATAACACTTTCTTCTGGGCAGAACGTTTAATGATTAAACTTCCGTTCGCAGGTGTTAAAGGTGAAACTGATTCACGTCCAGTACAAGTACAAGTACCATGCATGGAGATGTATGGAGAAACTTGCGATATCTTGAACGAAGTACGTGGTTGGTTTAAAGATCCAAGTCTTGAAGATATGGGTCGTAAATATTGGAAGAAGCGTTCTTATATCTTCCAAGGCTTTGTTACTGAGAATCCACTCAGTGATGATAAGACTCCAGAAAATCCAATTAGACGTTTTATTATTGGTCCACAAATTTTCCAAATTATTAAAGCGGCTTTAATGGATCCAGACATGGAGGAATTACCAACAGATTATACTGCTGGTGTAGACTTCCGTCTTAATAAAACTAGTAAAGGCGGGTATGCAGACTATTCAACATCTAACTGGGCTCGTAGAGAGCGTCCGTTAACTGATGCTGAAATGAATGCAGTTAACACACATGGTCTGTTTAACTTTACAGACTTCCTTCCTAAGAAGCCAGACGAAACAGCCGTAAAGGTTATGAAAGAGATGTTTGAAGCATCTGTCGATGGCGAAGCATATGATCCAGATCGTTGGAGCAACTATTTCCGTCCAAGCGGAATGGCGGCTAGAACTGGTGATCCAACAGTAGCGGCATCACCCAATGCAACTGCAACAAGCCAAAGTGCGCCAGCACAAGAGGCAGCACCTGTAGCTGAAACTGCTACACCTGTAGCTGAAACTGCTACATCTACTCCTGCAGGCGACACTGGTGATAACAAAGCTTCTGACATTCTTGCAATGATTAGACAGCGTCAAGCACAATAAAATAGAGTGGGGGAGAAATCCCCCACATTATTCTTAACTAGGAGAAATTATGGCTAAATCATTTGATGTAAGTAAGTTCCGTAAGGACTTAACTAAGTCTATTCAAGGTATGAGTGCAGGATTTAATGATCCAACAGATTGGATTAGTACAGGATCTTTTGCACTTAATTATCTTATCTCAGGAGACTTCCACAAAGGAGTTCCTATGGGAAAAGTTACAGTATTTGCAGGCGAGTCCGGTGCAGGAAAAAGTTATTTCTGTGCAGGCAATATTGTAAAACATGCCCAAGATCAAGGTATTTTTGTAGTATTAATTGACTCAGAAAATGCTCTTGACGAATCGTGGTTACAGGCGTTAGATGTTGACACAAGCGAAGATAAATTGCTTAAATTAAATATGTCAATGATTGACGATGTAGCAAAAACAATCAGCACATTTATGTCTGATTATAAAGCAATGGACGAAGATGATCGTCCAAAAGTACTTTTTGTTATTGACTCATTAGGTATGTTACTAACACCTACTGATGTTGATCAATTTAACAAGGGTGATATGAAAGGTGATATGGGTAGGAAACCTAAAGCACTTACTGCACTTGTTAGAAATACTGTTAATATGATAGGTTCACATAATGTAGGACTAGTATGTACTAATCATACATATGCATCGCAGGACATGTTTGATCCTGATGATAAAATTAGCGGTGGACAAGGATTTATTTACGCATCTTCAATTGTTGTAGCAATGAAAAAACTTAAACTAAAAGAAGATGAATCTGGAAACAAAATCTCAGATGTAAGAGGTATACGTGCAGGCTGTAAAGTTATGAAAACACGTTATGCCAAACCTTTTGAAGGTGTACAAGTAAAGATTCCATACGAAACTGGCATGAATCCTTATAGTGGCCTTGTTGAACTTTTTGAAAAGAAAGGTTTAATTGAAAAGCAAGGTAATCGACTAAAATATACTACTAGTGAAGGTGAAGAACTATTAGAATATCGTAAGAATTGGACTGGTCCGATCCTCGATACCGTAATGTCGGATTTCGCCAAAAAAGAAGCCAACGAGGTAAATACCGCTGAGGTTACTGAAGAAACCGATAACGATATCGAGGAGAATACCATTAATGACTGAGGAACAGATAGTTGACACTTGGAGTCTATTTAAAGAATACATTGATAAAAAACAAACAGAGGTAGTTGCCGAAAAGTTTGTAGACATGCTTGCGGATTATGGTGTTTCAGATGAAACACTTATGGCGGCACTAGGATCAAGTAGCTCTTTAGATTATGCAATTAACTATTATCTAGATTCAGACGATGATTACGATGAGGACGACTACGACGAGGATTATTAATGGGCTGGTATAGCGAAGTATCTCGAGACATAAGTAAAATTACCGATGCTGTCGCATATTTTGAGCAAGAGCTTATCAATGCTAGGCAAGAAGTAAAACTTAAAGGTAATGTAGAAAAGTCTGCGGCAGAAATGCCTGGCATCGTAGAACAGCGTTTTAATCAGCTACAAGAAATTGAAGCTATCCTCAACTATTTAAATATTGAACTTCGTAGACTGCGTAGTTCTTATTTTAAGAAATATCTTGAAAATTATCAACGAGCTCTGTCAAGTCGCGATGTAGAAAAGTACGTCGACGGCGAGACAGACGTTGTTGACTACGAAAAAATTATAAATGAATTTGCTCTTATACGCAACAAGTGGCTAGGATTACTTAAAGGTCTTGATCAAAAGCAATGGCAGATAACAAACGTTGTAAAACTAAGAGTAGCAGGCATGGAAGATGCCAGCCTATAAGAATTATCATGGATGGATTACATTAGATTACGACATAAGTGTAAAGTCAGCTAAACGCCAATCTGATCATATAGATAATTATCAATCCAAAGAATTAAATGACGCCTTAGCATATTGTACGCAATTTAGGACTGCAATAGACATTGGCGCCCATATAGGTATAATTTCTTTTCAACTAAGTAAAAAATTTAAATCTGTGCATAGTTTTGAAATAGATACAGACGTATTTGAATGTTTGAAACAAAACATGCAAAGCAAAACTTCAAATGTAAATTTACATAATTTTGGGATAGGTGATACTGAAAGAAGTGTAGATTTAAAAAAGACAGCTAAAACATTTAGCACACATGTTATACACAATTCTATAGGTAGTTACAAAATAAAATCGCTTGACCAATTAAATATTACTGATATTGATTTTATTAAGATTGATGCTGAGGGGTTTGAGCCGTTAATAGCAAAAGGCTCTCTAAAAACTATCGAAAAATATAAACCTATTATTCTATATGAACGCAAAAACCATCCGCAACGTTATGGATTTGAAAGAGATTCATTGTTAGAAATATTGACTCCTCTAGGATACAAAATGTTAAAAAAGCTAGGCAGAGGCGAAAAAAATGCCGTGATTGGTGTCGTGTAAGAGTTATAATTAATAATTACATATAGCAGGAGGACAAATGTATACTATTGTTACAAGTCTTAACCAGAAGTACTGGGACGAAACATCCAAAATTAATATTCAAAGCTGGCATCAATTTTTACCTCCTGAAGTAAAGATTGTAATATATTCAGAAGATAAAATAGATTTAGGATATATGCAAGATAGGATAGTGTTAAAAGATTTGTATTCAACTTGTCCTAAACTTGTAGAGTTTAAAAATAGACACAAACACAATCCCCATTATAACGGTGATGCGCCTGTAAAAGAAACAAAGAAATTTAAATGGAACGCAATTAAGTTTGCTCATAAAACTTTTCCTATATTTGAAGAATCAAAAGTATGTAAAACAAACTATCTTATTTGGCTAGACGCAGATGTCTTAATGCATACTAATATAACTATGCAATGGCTTGCAGAATTATTTCCTACAAAATCTTGTATATCATATTTAGGTCGTCCTAGTAATACTAAAACATCTTATGATGAATGTGGACTAATGGGATATAATTTACGTACACCATTGGCTAAAAACTTTTTACTTGCATTTGAAGAATATTACGAAGGAAATAATTTAGATCAACTTAGAGAAACACATGACAGTTGGATATTTTTCCAACTAAGATTACAGTTCGAAGCAGGCGGATTTGGCGGCTTTAAAAATTTAAATCCTAATCCTATTAACAATAAAAGTCCTTTTAACAATAGTGGTATAAATCAATTTATGGTGCATACAAAAGGAAAAGGTAAAGAAAAATTACATAACAAATTCCTTAAAAGATTTTCTATATCGAGTTCATAATATGCATATCTTATTAGCATGTGACCAAAACTATTATAGTAAATGGGGATTTAATCTTTTAAAAAGTATCCAAAAATATAATTCTCATTCATGGCTAAATTTACATTGTCATATTGTTAATTCAGATGAATACCACCCGGATTGGCGATTAGAAGATGTTGACTATACAACTGAAGAATATGTAGATGTATCAATAGCATATCTGCAAGCTGTAAGATTTTTAGTGGCATCTAAAAAATTTGATAACAATGAACATGTAATGATATTAGATGCAGATAGTATTTGCACAAGAGAATTTACTAAAGAAGAGTTTATCAATGTAACATCTAAAGTTACTGTCCTAAAACATCATAAAAAAAATGCAATACACCCTTGGCTATGCGGATTTGTTACATTAGGCACAGGACTATTTAGACAAGATTATGCTAATAACTTATTACAGACTGCAACTAGATCTTGGAAATACGGACATGATCAAGATATACTTTTACAGTTGCATGATGTACACCAATATACTCCGGCACCTGTAGAATGGATATGCATGGGAAAAGCAAATCCTAAAAGTGTGTTTCTTACACTTAAAGGTGACAAACATAAAAACAATCCGAAGTATACGGATCAACTGAAAAGGTATTTGTAATGACATTAGAACCCCATCTTGGAGGACACCAAGGAAAAACACACATAGACGAAGGCGCTTTACAATGGTTAGTCAACCTTGGCATTAAAAGTTTTATTGACATAGGATGCGGGCCAGGTGGAATGGTAGAGTTGGCTAAAAATAAGGGATTACGTACTATAGGCGTTGACGGAGATTATACCTTAACACGTTTTGATCCTAATTATTTTGTTATACATGATTATACTAAAGGAAGTCCTGTAATACATGAGGATTATGATGTAGCATGGAGTGTAGAATTTTTAGAGCATGTAGAAGAACAATATATGGCAAACTACATGGATACTTTCAAATGTGCAAAAACAGCAGTGGTAACATATGCACCTCCAGGATGGAATGGTCATCATCATGTTAATTTACAAGAAGAAGATTATTGGATTGCACGTTTTGAAGAAAATGGATTTAAGCTAGACGAAAATAAAACAAAATTTTTACGTAATAATTCTACGCTTAACTTAGGAAAAAAAGGTAAAAAAGCATTTGTAAAAAACAGAGGATTATATTTTAATAATGTTGGATAAATTTGTTGTAGGAATAAAAGGGTCTTATAGAACGCACCCTCTTCCTGACTTGCCAAATTTTAAAGTAGTTGATTGGGAAAATCAAGGTGTTATTGAAAAGGCAGATGTATTTGTACAAGCAAACATACTAGAAAATAAATTCTTTCGAAAATTTAGAGCCCAATACGAACATATAAGAGATAGTGGTAAACCATATATCGTAGTAGAGAGTAGTGTGTTTAGACGTAATATGCCTTTTCCGCCACATCCAAAAGCTTATCATAGATGGAGCTGGACTAGTTACTTTAGGGACGAAGGAAATTATTGTAATGATAACTGTCCTGATGATAGATGGAAACAAATTCAAAAAGACCAAAATATAGATATCAAAGATTGGAAAAGCGGAGGCGAGTATATACTACTTGCAATGCAACGACCTGGTGATAGTAGCTTAAAAAATTTAATGGCTAAGCATAGAACATTTGATAATTTCATTGCGAACACTATCGCTGAAATACGTAAATATACTGATAGGCCTATTGTAGCTAGAATGCATCCTGCTAGAATGGATAGACAAAGACAAGCACTTGAGAAGATAGATACTAGCGGAATTACTGTAAGTAAAAACATGCACGGCTCTGGAAACTTAGAAGGCGGCGCAGGCTTATACGAAGATTTTAAAAATGCATATGCTGTAGTAGGATTTAATAGTAATGCTCTAACAGAAAGTATATGCGAAGGGATACCTACTTTTAGTTTGTGTCCTAGTTCAATGGCGTGGGAATGTTCAAATAAAAACTTAAATACACTTGAAAACTTAGAGTATTTTGATCGACAACAATGGCTTAACAACTTAGGTTATTGCCAATGGAGGGAAGATGAAATTGCTAGAGGTGATCCGTGGTATCATTTATTAAAAGGAATAATATAATATGGCAAAAGCTAGATTAGCAAATGCTACTGCTAATTCAAAAGGTAGCGGAAAAATGTCAGCTGGTAATATAGACTTGGTAAAAAGTAAATGGCATACAAATGATTTGATTACTTATTTTCCAAAAGACAAATCTCAATTTGATGATCTAGAAAAACTTGCAGAAGAATTTGTTTTTACAGGGCATGGTCCTAATAATCCTACTATACCTGCAGACGGAACAGTAGTTACAATGGGCAGTTGTTTTGCAGAAAGATTACGCAATTGGTTAAAAGCAAACGGTAAGAATGCAGATTATATAAATGTACCAGAAGGCCTAAATAATTCATTTGCTGTACGTCAATACTTAGAATGGGCGTTAACTGGAGATCGTAGTTCAGATGCTTACTGGTACGATAATGATCCACAAGCAGGTGCGTATAAATGGGAGCCAGAAGATGAACAAAAGGCTCTCTTGGAGCATTTTAAAAAGACAAAAGGGGTAGTAGTTACATTCGGATTAGCAGAAGTTTGGCGAGATAGAGCCACTAAACAAGTATTTTGGCGTGGAGTTCCTGCAAAATATTTTGATCCAGACAAGCATGAATGTGTAACTAGCACAGTACAAGAAAATGTAGAAAACATGCAACGTATTGTAAATCTTATTCATACGTATGCAGGACAAGACACACAAGTTATTTTTACACTTAGTCCAGTACCATTAAATGCAACATTTATGGGCAGACCAACAATTATAAGTGACTGTGTAAGCAAAAGTATATTACGTGTAAGTTTAGATGAATTTTTAAATAATCATGTCCATGAAAATGTATACTATTGGCCTAGCTACGAAATGGTACGTTGGGTAGGTGCTCATACAGATTTCCCTACACTGTTTGAGGATAATACACCAAGACATGTAAACAACAAAGTCGTGTCTATAATTATTAATAACTTTGTTAGAAAGTTTTTTCAAAAATGATGATAGAGTTCGGCTGTGGTGAAACGCCGACCCACCAAGATTATAAAACATGTGATATTAGGAATTTGCCAGGTATAGATTTTGTATGCCCTGCATATGAAATTGACAAGCATGTAGAACCTAATTCAATTACACATATTTTTTCAAGACATTTTATAGAACATCTTACGTTTGAACAAGGCGAACGTTGGCTAAAGGCATGCTTTAAAATTTTACGTTCTGGTGGACAAATGGATATACGTTGTCCTAATATGGACTTTCATGTTCATCAATGGCAAGTAGGCAAAAATATTGCACATGCAAGGGCGGGCTTCTGGGGTTGGCAAAGAGAAGCCGAAACTGGAGAAACTTGGGACTTACATAAAAGTGGCTATAACTTTACACAATTATCACAAATTCTTGAAACACACGGATACACAAGCATACGTTCTTTATACAAACCCACACATAAACATTTAGGATTAATTTCCTACAAACCATAATAATTTAAAATCATTATCTACATACATAAGTATTAGCATGAACGAAAAATTTGTATTAGTCACAGGAGGATTTGATCCTTTACATAGTGGACATATTGCTTATTTTAAAGCCGCAAAAAAACTTGGTAATAAGCTTGTTGTAGGTTTAAATTCCGATGAATGGTTAGCTAGAAAAAAAGGCAAAGCTTTTATGCCTTTTACTGAAAGACTTAGTATTATAAAGGAACTAGAAATTGTAGATAAAGTAATAAGTTTCAATGATGATGATAATACAGCATGCGGTGCTATATTTTATATGCTATCTACAACAGGAAATACTGATCAAATTATTTTTGCAAATGGTGGTGATAGAGAGCAATCAAATATTCCAGAATATGAAATGTATAAAGATCAAAGAAATGTAAGTTTTGAGTTTGGAGTAGGAGGCACAGACAAAAAGAATTCTAGTAGCTGGATATTGGAAGATTGGAAAGCACCAAAGACACAAAGAACCTGGGGTCATTATAGAAACTTATATAAAGGTGATGGCTTTCAAGTTAAAGAACTTGTTATTAATCCTAAATCAAAGTTAAGTATGCAAAGACATAAACATAGAAGTGAAACATGGAATATAGTCAGTGGAAAAGCTTATATAAAGACAAACATAGGAATTAGCACAGACCCATTTGAAGGCTGTACTGTAAGAGATTTACATCCTAATAATCCTGTTGATGTACCAGCAGGCACATGGCATCAAGGGTGTAATGATACAAGCGAACCTGCTCATATTGTAGAGATATGGAAGGGCGACTCAAATAAATTAACAGAAGAAGATATAGAAAGATATGATTTATGAAAGTATTTGTAGGATATGATACTAGAGAAGATATTGCATATCAAGTGTGTAAGCATAGTCTCGAAGTTCGTAATAAAAGTGTGCAAGTAAAAGCATTAAAACAAAATGAATTAAGAGATCAAGGCTGGTATGACAGACCAATAGATAAACTAGCTAGTACTGAGTTTACATTTACAAGGTTTCTTGTACCAGAATTATGCAACTTTGATGGTTGGGCATTATTCTGTGATAGCGACATAATTTTCATAGATGATATAAAAAATTTATTTGATCAGGCTGATGAGAAGTATGCAGTAATGTGTGCTCAGCATGATTACACTCCTAAAGAAGGAATAAAGATGGATGGACAAACCCAGACCGTTTATCCCCGCAAGAACTGGTCTAGTGTTGTTTTGTTTAATTGCGGGCACCCAAGTAATGTAAAGTTAAATAGAAGTTTAGTTAACAATCCTGATATTTCAGGTGCATATCTGCATAGATTTAGTTGGCTTGAAGATTCCGAAATCGGTGAACTTAGTCATGAATGGAATTGGCTGACTGACTGGTACGAAGAAGGCAAAGACGGCTCTCCTAAAGCATTGCATTATACTGAAGGCGGACCGTGGTTTGAAAACTACAGAAATTGTGCTTATCATTCTACTTGGAAGAAAGAACTACAGGAAATGATGAATGGATGAGATAAAAACAGGGCCAAATATGCTTGCAATAGATACTAGAGATGCTATTGTAAGTTGCTTTGCACAGGGTACACAAGCTGAAGAAATACCAGGATGGAAAGCTTTACAGCATTGGGATACTGAAATCCCAGTTGTGTTCAGGAGCATGGCACAAAGAAAAACAGTTAATATGTGTGAGTATCAGAAACGCCCATATTACTATATAGATACAGGGTATATCGGAAATCTAAATAAAAAGAAGCACTGGCATCGTGTTGTACCAAGCGGTATGCAACATAGTCAACCAAGATTTGATCTTCCAGCTGACAGATTTGATAATTGCATTGACAGCCAAGATATTAGATTTAAAGGTTGGAAAAAAGATGGTGGACCTATTCTATTAGTTACACCTTCCGATAAACCCTGTTCCTTTTATGGTATTAAGCGTGATGAATGGATAACAAATACTATTGCAGACATTAAAAAATATACCGATAGAGAAGTAATAGTACGCAACAAAGGATTAAGAAGAGAACGTGTAAGGGATAATAGTATATACGCTCAGTTCGAAGAAGATAATATTTTTGCTGTTGTAACGTATAACAGCATTGCCGCAACCGAAGCAATAGGCTACGGCATTCCTTGTTTTACATTAGCACCAAATGCGGCAGACTTTGCATGTGGTACAGATCTAAAAGATATTGAAAGCCCGCTATATGTAGAAGAAGAAAAAGTTATAGGTTGGCAAAACTGGCTAGGTTATTGTCAATTCAATCCACAAGAAATGGTTGCAGGAAATGTGTTGCCAATATTGAGGGAGTATGATATTAAATGAGTTTTACAGTAGCAAGTTACCTAATGGGAATACCGCCAGGTAACACTAATCCTGAGAAACCTGCTATTATTGTAAACGCAATCGAAGGTGTTTGGAAAAGCGGAGACCAAGGAACAATAGTAACAGACTACAATGTTGTAGATGCAGATGTTGCTGTTATGCAAGGATTTGTTCATCCTGGAAGTAAAAGTTCTAAACATTTAGATTTACGCAAACGGGTTATTGAACATCAAAAAAGAAGAGGCAAACGGACATTAATTGTTGATGCAAACTTGTTTTTGTATGCAGACCCTGGTAATTCAAATAAATTTTTAAGATACAGTTATGACGGAATTTTTCCTACTACAGGAGAATACTGTAACGGTGCTCCTGATCCTTCTAGATGGGAACTTATTAAAAATCGATTAAATTTAGAATTAAAGCCTTGGAAAAATAGTGGTAATTATATTTTGATATGTTGCCAAAGAGATGGTGGATGGAGTATGGATAATCAACCACTGTTACCTTGGGTAGTTAGAACTGTTCAAAACATTAGGAAGTATTCTGATAGAGTCATTGTAGTAAGGTTTCATCCTGGAGATAAAAATACACTAGAGCACAAACGTAGTATTGCAAGATATCGTTTGCCTAATGTAAGAGTATCAAATGCAGATAGTATTATGCATGATTTAGCACAAGCTCATTGCCTAGTAAATCATAATTCTAGTCCTGGAGTTGTTGCGGCAATTGAAGGTGTACCTGTATTCCTAACTGACTCAACAAGAAGCCAAGCCAAAGACGTTGCACATACAAATTTTGCTGATTTAGAAAATATAACACATTTTGATAGACAACCTTGGATTGAAAAAATGGCACAAATGCATTGGACACTAGATGAATTAAAAGATGGCACTGCATGGAAACATCTTAGACAATGGGCGGATAAACCACTATGAAAGAAATAACAGTATTAACAACATTTCATCGATCAGGTCTTGATCAATATGGTCAAAGATTTTTAGATAGCTTTGCAAAAAATATAGATAAAAAAGTTAAGCTACTTGTATATGCAGAAAATTGCCAACCAAACAATCCAGATCCAGAACAAATTACAATTTTAGACGCAGTAGAAACATTACCAAAACTTGTTGCATTTAAACAGCGTTGGAAAGATGACCCAAAAGCAAATGGCACTCCGCCGCCTGATATAAAAGCCCGAAGACCAAGAGATTGGCATAAAGAGTTTAAATGGGACGCTATAAGGTTTGCTAATAAAACATATGCTGTGTATGACGCTGTACAACGCTCTAAGGACTGGTGTGTTTGGATGGATGCAGATACATTTGTTCATAGTCCGTGGTCATATGAAGACTTTATAGAGCAACTGCCAGATGATTGTTGGATTACTTACGTAGGGCGTGGTAAAGGTTCGCAGACATGGCCTGAGTGTGGATTCTATGGAATAAATGTACAAAATGAAATTGCAAAAGAATTTATTGCAGAATTTGAACGTGTATATGAAGACGCAGAAAACGGTATCTTTACGTTAGAAGAATGGCATGATAGCTATGTTTTTGGAACCATACTTAATAACATGAAAGTAAATTATCCATCTGTTTTAGACTATAGTGCTAACATATACAACAACCCTGCAAAGACAGGAGGAGGTGGTCACCCGTTAATTAATAGTGTATTAGGTAAATGGTTAGATCACTTAAAAGGTGCTAGAAAAAAAGAAGGCCGTAGCCGCGGAAAAGATTTGATGGAAAGGCGGCAGGAAGCATATTGGAATGAAGTTTAGTTTATGGAGGCAATATGGCGCACTCAATAGCGGACCGGTATTTGATGCCTTTAGCAACAGTCTTGTGGGTGCTGGTCATGATGTTTGCAATAATGATAGTGGCAGTGATGTTGATGTTATTTGGAGCGTTCTTTGGCATGGCAGAATGGCTCAGAACAAAGATATATGGGACAATAACCAACATAACAAAAAGCCAACAATAGTATTAGAAGTCGGCGGAATTAAAAGAGGAACTACTTGGAAGGTTGCACTAAATGGCATTAATAGAGATGCTTACTTTGGTCCTAGCAATAATAATAGCAGTAGGGCGGAACAACTTGGATTAAAACTACAACCTTGGAGGACTGAAGGGAAGTATATTCTTATCTGTGGGCAACACGAAAAAAGTTTGCAGTGGAGAGGAATGCCTAACATGACAGCATGGTTAGGAAACACAATTAATACAATACGTGAACATACTGATATGCCTATCTACTGGAGGCCGCATCCTAGATATCCTGTTCAATATGTAGAAAAAGATTTTAAAAATGTAATACGACAAACGCCTGTAAAAATAGAAAGTACATATGACGATTATGATTTCGATGTTAGGAATGCATGGGCAACTGTTTGTTGGAGTAGCAATCCGGGACCACATAGCGTTATAGCAGGTATACCAGCTTTTGTAGGCAATAGTAGTCTAGCATATGATGTAGCTAATAGTAACTTACATGATATAATGAATCCTAACATGCCAGAAAGACAACAATGGTTAAATGATTATGCTCACACTGAATATACATTAGATGAAATATCAGCTGGAAAACCATTAAAACACTTGACATCTAAGCTTAATTAAGCTATAATACTACTATGCTTGAAGATGTTACCAATATTGAAGACTGCCTTGAATTACTTGCTGGATTTAGGAAAGGCTCTGACCAGTTTCAGTTGTTTAAGGAAGATTATACTATAATGTATAGTATAGCTAGGCAATGTCTTAAAGGCACACCTCTTACTGATAGGCAATACGCATTGATGCAAAAGAAGATAATTAATTATCAATCACAGTTCGATAATTTTGATATTGACTTACAAACTTGTATTAAAAAACTGCGTAAGCCTTTGCGTACTATTAACAGGGAAAAATATATTAGATTAGAAGAAGGAAAAATTAAAATTAGATTTCCTTTTAAGAAATCTGATATTGTTCTTATTAATGAAATATCAAATGCCGCCGATGGCTATGAGCATAAGAAAGGTTCACACGAACACTTTTTTAATTATACAGAATTAAATGTTTTACTTTTACTTAATAGATTTGTAGATAAAAATTTTAAGGTAGATAAAGAAATAGCATTAGTATATCACGAAATAAAACACATGGAAGCACAAAAAGACAAATATGTGCCTGGTATATATGGTGGTGAATTGCGTAATGTACACAAAAAAGCAAAAGCATTAATAAAAGAAGATATCGGAGAATTAACCGAAACTAGCTTATTAAGGTTTATAGATCGTAGATTTAAATATGGATTAGAACATATAGACGATTATACTCCAAAAACAACTTTGGAAAAAATTGCGTATAGAGAAAATCCTACTATGCAAATTAAGCCTAGTGAAGTTACGCTAGAAGAAACACTCTCTAATTTATTAATTTTAAATAGGTTTCCGTTGCTAATTTGTTTAGATAAAGATAATGCAGAAAAGCAAATTCATCCTATTGTAAATTTTTATAAAGCTATTCTTAATAGTTCTGAACAGAGTGTTTTATTTAGAAAAGAACATAAAGATGACGGATTTAACGAGTTAGTTAAACATAGGAATTTAAATAATTGGGTTGACAAAAATACAAAAATAGTGTATATTAGTAAAGATAAACTACCAAAGGTTCTTATTAAAGCTGATTGGAAACCATCAGCGGCAATCTGCTTTGAAAGTAATCTTGACAAAAATGTTAACACATACATTATGAATGAATGTGACTTAATTCTTTTTAGAGAAGAATATGGTAGTCCATTTAGGAGATATAGTAACATATATGGCTAGTTGTAGATTAGTGATACAGGATGAAGTCAACATTAAGTTAGAAGGACTTGAAGTTGACATACGTAGAAAGATTGCAAATGCACTCAAGTTCGAGGTTCCTTATGCACGATATATGCCACAGTATAAGTTAGGAAGGTGGGATGGTAAAGTTAATTTTTTCGGCATTGGTGGTACTGGATATGTTAATCATCTTGATACTATCGTGGACATTTTACAACGAAATAATGTTGAGATTATCGATATACAAGACAACAGGCATCCTGTTACCTTAGACTTTACAGATATTACAGAAGACTTTTGGCAAGATAAAACATGGCCAAAAGGACATCCTGCAGAAGGAGAAAAAATTAAATTAAGAGACTATCAAGTTGAAACTATAAACAATTTCCTACAAAATCCTCAAAGCTTACAAGAGGTTGCAACAGGCGCAGGTAAGACAATAATTACTGCAACATTAAGTAAATTAGTTGAGCCATATGGGCGTAGCATAGTAGTTGTACCAAACAAAAGTCTTGTTACACAGACGGAGGAGGACTACATAAATTGTGGTCTAGATGTAGGGGTGTACTTCGGCGATAGGAAGGAATTAGGTAAGACTCACACTATATGTACTTGGCAAAGTCTTAATATACTTGACAAGAAACATAAAGACGGAGATGCAGTGTTATCACTTGCAGAGTTCTTAGAAGGTGTAAGCACTATAATTATCGACGAAGTACACCAAGCTAAAGCAGAAGTACTTAAAAAGTTATTGACACAAAATTTACGTAATGCTCCAATACGCTGGGGACTAACAGGCACTATACCTAAAGAAAAGTTTGAGTTTGAAAGTATACATGCAAGTTTAGGTCCAGTTATAGGAAACATTAGTGCTAAAGAATTACAAGACAAAGGTGTGTTGTCAGACTGCCATGTGAATGTAGTTCAGTTAATTGACACAGTAGCACATAGTAACTATCAAGAAGAATTAAAATATCTTGTTACAAATACTAACAGGATTGAATATATAGGCAAACTTTTAAACTCAGTATCACAGTCAGGCAACACACTTATTTTAGTTGATAGAATTAGTGCAGGAGAAATGCTCCAAGAAATTATACCAGATAGTGTTTTTATAAAAGGCGATGTAAAGTTAAAAGATAGAAAAGATACATATGACGAAATACAAGACGCAACAAACAAAGTAATAATTGCTACTTACGGAGTTGCGGCTGTTGGTATTAATATTCCTAGGATATTTAATTTAGTACTAATTGAACCAGGCAAGTCATTTGTAAGAGTAATTCAATCAATAGGCAGAGGCGTAAGAAAGGCAAAAGATAAAGACTTCGTGCAAATATGGGATATAACTTCTACGTGTAAGTTTGCGAAGCGACATTTGACACAACGTAAGAAGTTTTATAAGGAGGCTCAATACCCCTTCACCATAGAAAAGGTTGATTGGAATTAGTACATGAGAATATTAACATTAGAAAATAAATGCTTTAGTTTAGAGGACTTACCAGAACAAATAGATGACGATGTACGTTTTAGCGTACTTGATAATTCAGATCCACAGAATCCAGATTTCTTTTTTGTTCCATTGATTTTTTTAGAATCATTTAGTTCTCCAGCTATGGTATTAAACATTGCTGGGCAAGAAATAACAATGCCTGTCGATTGGAGTATCGCTGTAGGTTGTTCGGAAAGTGGAAATGATTTAGAAATACTTCCTTTAACTAGTTTAAATGATAGAGGCTTTGAAGCTTTTTTATTTAATCCATTATCGAGCTACAAGATAGACTTTGCACCAATAAATATCGTTAACTTCTACACAGACGTAAAATGGTATTTTCCAAAAATGAAAAATGGACAATTATTAACAATACCAATCACACAAGGCGAAAGACCTAAATGTGCATTTTTTGTAAAGGATATATCACGACAGTGTGAAGTTATAGAGTATTCAAAATTAGTTTAGAAAGGGAGATAATTGGAACAAGAAAACATATATCATAGATATTTAAATTTACCGTTTGAAATATCTAAACATCCATTATGTGAAACTGTACCAGACAGTATGCAACACATTGATATTTGGCCTTATAAAGACGAGGCTATGGATAAATGGCTTGCAAGTATAGGGCTACATTGCAACCATACAGAAGTATTTTATACTCCACCTAACGGAGGAGAATTGCCTATTCATGCTGATGATCTTACTATAGATAATCGTGCTAAAATTAATGTAACTTGGGGACCTAAGGAAGGCACAGTAAGATGGTGGGAATCAGCAAATGCAAAACAAATTACAGACTTAGAGTCTGCAAAAGAAATGCTAGGTGAAGAATTACAACCGGATGATGATTTTAGTGAAAGACAACACACAAACTTACTTGCAAAAAAAGAAGATTGCACATTAGTATACGAGTGTGGCACTAACACACCTAGTTTATTAAACGTAGGACAATTACATTCAACATATAATCCTACTAACGAACCACGCTGGACATTGTGTTTTGTACCCGGAGATCATAATGTACGAGGCGGCAGATATCTCACATTCAAAGAAGCATGTGAGTACATGAAAGAATATATCATATAGGAGATGATGATGGGAATTAAGGCTGGTAAAATTTGGGGTAACACAGAGTTAGTCCATGCAAACGGTGTTCTTGAGTTTCACCGTATAGAATTTAAAGCAGGTTACAAATGTTCAGAACATGAGCATCAATTTAAATGGAATGGCTTTTTTGTTGAGTCAGGAGAAATGTTAATACGTGTTTGGCAAGATGGCGCACAAGAAGGCTTAGTTGACGAAACTATACTAAAAGCAGGCGACTTCACCCAAGTAAAACCAGGCAAGATACATCAGTTTGAAGGTTTGAAAGACGGTGTAGCATTTGAACTATATTGGGCAGAATTTGCTCATGATGATATAGTGCGTAGAACTATTGGTACGCAGGTCAAATAATGGGAAGCTTGGTACCCGGACAAGCATTAATATACGAAAGAGTAGATGACGTAGTTTATGCACGTTATAGAGATGACCCATATAGAAATATTCCTAGATGGGTGGTAGGAGGATATCCTGAAGCATGTGAAAGAGCTGTAGCTAAAGAACAAGGGGACTTATTCACATATAAAGACTGGCAGGATATAAACGAAATGGCAAAAACAAACAAAGCATTGTCAAGATATTTGCACAAAATACTTGACATTTATCTGTTAGCAAAGGATACAAAAAAGGAGTAACTTATGACTGAAAGTCGTGCAGATAGAATTCACAAAAGTGAAAATGCAAGGCAAAGAAGAAAGACAGTTAAAGATATTGTTTTTACAAGGACAAGAAAATTATATGATAAACTAAGAAGAAAAAGAAGGAAAAAGAAAAAATGAATTTGTTCCAGGATGGAGATTTTATAAGCCATGCAGGATTACCGTTACAATGGAAATTAGAGTGTGATGCTATAAGTGATGCTGAATGGCGTTGTATTGCAAAAATGATTATGACGTACCAACATGAACCTTTTAGTAAAGTAATAGGAATACCAAGAGGCGGACTTCCATTACAAAAAGCAATGGAAGAATATGTTACTAAAGGTGATCATCCTTGGATGGTTGTAGATGATGTATATACAACAGGAACAAGTTTTAAAAATTTTTGCACTACTAAAGATACAATGTGGGCATATAAATGGTGTGTCTTTGCTCGCAAACCTATACCAATAGATGACAATGTAAATGCTTTATTTACAATGCCCCCGGAGAAAAAAGATGATTAGAATAATTGCAGGCCCTTGCCAACATGAGTCTCTAGAACATAGTTTATTAATTGCTCAAACATGTAAAGATGTTTGCGACAAATACGGAGCAGATTACTATTTTAAAGCCAGTTTTGATAAAGCTAACAGAAGTAGCATTGGTGGGAAACGTGGCCAGGGTTTTGCAATTACACTTACAGACTTTGAACATATCAAAGAACAAACAGGTGTAAAAATACTGACTGATGTTCATACAATTGAACATATTCATGACATACATCATTACTATGATAATGTAATTGATGTTATACAAATACCAGCTTTCTTGTGTAGACAAACTGACTTAGTACAGGCGGCTTGTAAGACAAATAAGATAGTTAATATTAAGAAAGGCCAGTTCCTTGCACCCTGGGACATGGAAGGTATTCTGTCAAAGACAGAAGGTGCCAAAGAAGTTTGGATAACAGAGAGAGGAACAAGTTTTGGATATAATACTCTTGTTGTTGACTTTACTGGTTTGGACTATATGCTTAATAATTATAGTACCCCTGTGGTACTTGATGCCACGCACGGAGTACAAAAACCAGGCGGTCTTGGAGGCAGTAGCGGCGGCAATCGCGATTACGTTCCTGGCTTATGTCGTGCAGGTAGTGCTTTGGGGATTACAAATTTCTTTTTAGAAGTTCATCCAGATCCTGATAATGCACCAAGTGATGGTCCTAATATGTTAAGACTAGAGGACTTTGATAAAGTAGTAGGAGAGATACATGAATACAGCTATTCTAATTCCAGCTAGAATCGGATCAACTCGCTTTCCTGATAAACCATTAAAACTATTAAATGGTGTACCGATGATACGTAGAGTGTACGATCGTTGCTTAGAGACGGGCTTAGACACCTTTGTGCTTACAGATAGTAGGCGTGTAGCTAGTTTATTTCCCGAAGGAAATGTATGGGTAGATGATACTCCATTCGAAAATGGTACAGAAAGATGTGCTGGATATATGGCAGAAATGCAAAGGCAGAAATTACATGCTACTGGTTATGGTTGGGATTATGACTACGATCAATTTGTAAATGTGCAAGGTGATATGCCTGATATTACTGTAAGTATAATTGAAAAATGTATTTGGCAATTAAAAAACTATCCTATTACTACAGTGTTTACAAACATGCCAAAAGAAAAACAGAATGACCCAAGCACAGTAAAAATGGTACGTGCAGGTGATCAAGCATTATGGTTTGGTAGGGGACTTACAGGTTATGGAGAATGGCACCTAGGTGTATATGGATATACACGTAATGCATTAAGTGTTTATCCAAATTTAGTAGTTTCTCAAGAAGAAGATGTTGAAAAATTAGAACAGTTACGCTGGTTAAAAAGTGGTTGGCAAATAGGCTGTTTGAGTGTACAATATAATGGTATGGAGATTAATACTCCTGAGGACTTGAAAGAATGGCACAGCAAAAACTCCCAGTAAAAGATATACTTGCGGCAATTGATATGAACGCAAAAAGTGTCTGGGACGAACTATCTGAAGATGAGCGTAAACAGGTTAGCTTTTGGTTACTTAATAGATATGCTAGTAGTGTAACTGGTAATAGAGAAAAACAAGAACTAGCTGTATTTAAAACAAACGAATACTACAACAAAAACTTTAATGTACTAGGTACAAGGCATCCTAAATTACAATGGCAACTATTATGCACAAGCGGTGCAACAGGCAAAATTGAATTTCACAAATGGATCGGATTCAAAAAGAAAACAAGCGATAACAGCAAAGGCGAAAAATTAATTCAAGACATTTATCCAAACATGAAAATAGACGAGGTAGAATTACTTGCTAGAATATCTACAAAAAAAGAACTCTTACAACTTGCAGAAGAACACGGAATCGAGAATGTCAAACTCTGAAAAGCCATACATATGTGAATATTGTGGCGTAGGGTTCACTCGTGAAAAAACATTAGCTGTACATATGTGTCAACCTAAAAGGAGATTTTTACAACGTGGAGAAAAGCGTGTACAACTTGGATTGATTGCATTTAACAAATTCTATAAATTAAGTGCAGGAAGTAAGAAAGACAAAACGTATGATGAATTTGATAAAAGTCCTTACTACAATGCATTTGTTAAGTTTGGTAGTTTTGTAAGTAATGTTAGGCCTTTGTATCCAGAAAAATATATCGATCATGTAGTAACTAGTGGAGTAAAACTAGATCACTGGTGCAGAGAAGAGATGTATGAAAAATATGCTATCAATCTTATTAAGAAAGAAGGAGTTGAAACTGCACTAGAACGTAGCGTAATGACTATGATGGAATGGGCAGACGAACAAGAACAAGCCCCGTGGAATCATTATTTTAAGTATGTAAGTTTAAATAGAGCAGTATGGCATATAAGAGATGGTAAGATTAGTCCGTGGTTAATACTAAATTGTACTAGCGGTAAAGACATGCTAGGCAAGTTTAATGATGAACAACTAGAAATTATATATCCTATGATTGATCCTGAGCATTGGGCTATAAGATTTAAAAGGCAGCCTAACGATGTTCAACTAGTTAAAGATGTTGCAAAGGAGTCTAATCTATGAGGATCTTAATTTTCGGATTGCCTGGAAGTGGCAAAACAACTTTAGCAGAACCTTTTGCTAAAGAAATAGGAGGAGTATGGATTAATGCCGATGAAGTACGTGAAAGATATCATGATTGGGACTTTAGTCCTGAAGGTAGGATAAGGCAAGCAGAACGTATGCGATATCTAGCAGACGGTGTAGTAAGTGCGGGTAAAATAGCAGTAGCAGATTTTGTTGCTCCAACATTTCTAACTAGGATAAAGTATAAAGCTGATTTTGAAGTATGGATGGATACTATTGAAAAAAGCAGATACGAAGATACTAATGTTATGTTTGAAAAGCCATTGGAATGGGACTACCATGTAGCACAATGGTTTAATGATACACATGTTCAACTTGCAGATGTATTAAAAAGATTTAGGGCGAAAAAAAATGTTTGATTGGAAAAAACCTACAGTGCAGATGTTAGGACGCTGGCAACCGTGGCATAAAGGACACACTGAACTTTTTAAAAAAGCATTAGCCAAAGAAGGACAGGTATGTATTATGATAAGAGATGTCCAAGGCTGGCAAGATAATCCATTTAATACTATAGAAGTTGCTGATAATATAATTAAAGAATTAAAAAAAGAAAGCTTTACATATGACAAAGAGTATGTTATAATGAAAGTACCTAATATTGTAGATATAAGTTATGGCAGAGATGTAGGATATACTTTTACAGAACATAAGTTAGGTAAAAAAATGCATGAGATAAGTGCTAGTAAAATTAGAGATGATATGCGTAAGAAAGGAATAATGTGAAAACAATAATATGTGATATAGATGGAACTCTATTTAAATATTCACCAAATGGACATTATGACTTAGTAAATGTAAATCCAGAAATGCTTCCGGGTGTACTTGATAAATTTACAGAATGGGAAATGAAAGGTTGCAGAATTATTCTTATTACAGGAAGAAGAGAAAGTGTAAGAGATATAACAGAAGCAACATTGCAAAAATTTGGTATTCCTTATGATGTTCTATTAATGGGTTATGCTGACACAGGCAGAGTGCTAATTAATGATATAAACTGGAAGGGCAGAGTTAAAGCTCATGCTGTAAATTTAAAGCGTGATGAAGGGCTTAATAATATAGATTGGCAAGAATACGAATTATGAAATTATTATACTATCCAAATGACTGGCTTGAAAAAACAGTCAAAGAAGTTGATTTAGAAAATCCTGGATTTGATCCAAAAGAGCTACACAAACAAATGGTAGATCTTATGTTGTCTAGCAAAGGTATAGGATTAAGTGCAAATCAGATAGGATTAGATGCAAAAGTTTTTGTAATGGGAGATAAACCAGACAATACAAATATATGCATAAATCCAACAGTTGTACAGTATACTGAGGACACTGTAATAGATTTAGAAGGATGTCTAAGTTTTCCTCATGTCTATGTAAAATTACGTAGACCAAAAGAAATACTTGCAGAATTTTATGATGAAAATTTAGAAAAGCAAACTGTTAAAATTGATGGATATAGTGCAAAGTGTTACTTGCACGAACTAGATCATTTGCTTGGTATTACTATGAAAGATCGTTGTAGTAAATTAAAATGGAATATGGCTATTAAAAAGTCAGCAAAGTATAAAAAGTTATATGAGTTAGAAAATGCAAGATCTTAGTCAACTAGTACGTGCATTAAAAAAAGGAGTTGTTACAATTACCTTTAAAAAAATTGATACTAATGAAATTAGGATTATGCCATGTACTCTTAATCAGGACCTTATGGATAATATAAAATTAGCTATAAAAAATATACGCCCAGAAAGTACAAGCATAGTAGTGTATGCTCTTGATAAAAAAGCTATAAGAGATGTAAGGGTAAACACAATACAAGATTGGTACATAGGAAATCCAGATGCCTGATATTGATATAGATTTTGCTGATAGATCAGTAATACTAGATCAACTTAAACATAGAGTTGCAAAGTTAGATACTGGCAAAAAACATAACACAGGAATTTATGCTAATGAAATTCCGCATAATCCTGTTGATAATTTAGCAACACTTGAACACAAGGAAGCTGAAAAACGAGGATATTTTAAACTGGACTTTTTAAATGTGAGCATATACAAAGATATAAAAAATGAAGAACACTTAACCCAATTAATAGAAAGGAAACCATTATGGGAACTATTGGAGCACGACAGCTTCGTCGATCAAGTCTTTCACGTCAACGGTCACGGAGATCTATTGAGACAATTGAAACCTACCTCGGTAGAACAATTAGCGGCAACACTAGCCATAATACGTCCAGCCAAGAGACATCTAGCAAACGAACAGTGGCCAACGATAATGAAAGAAGTATGGACAAAACCATCAAACGGTGATTACTATTTTAAGAAAGCACATGCAATTAGCTATGCTGTAGCTGTAGTAGTGCATATGAATTTAATCTGTGAAAACTTAGAAAAGAGCGAAGATGGATTGGGAAGCATATGATTATAGGCCAAAAAGGCCTAAAGAACCCCAACCGTGGTTAAAGTGGCAAGTTCCTAAAGAACAGTGTTTAGGATATATTACAAATATTTTTATGTTTATTATTTTTGTTCCTGGCCTATTAGGGTTTGCATTAACTCCTATAGGTATTGCACTACAAATACTTGTGATAGATTACTTTATGTGGATTAGATATAAAATGACTTTAAACGATTAGTCTCTTGGAGGTTTGCGTACTAGCTGTACACTTTTTCTTTTAATTCTTTTGACTGCTAAATTATTTAAATTAACACATGGTCCTATACTTACTTTAACATCTTTACTATTCATTGTCATTATACAATACTTATAGGGTTTCATTTCTATTGCTAAAAATATGTTTATAGGAATCATTCTATTTGATTCCCACCACCATACATCACCTAGCTCTAAAAATCTTTCTTGTTCTGCTTTAGTATGTAATTCTGTATACACATACATGCTAGTAACGCTAGCGTCTTGATTAATTACAATACCGATATATTCTTGTCCGCCGTAGTTTACAACGCTTAAAAAAGGGAAGTTGTTCTCTATATCTTTAGTTAACATTAGTGTTTGTCACATTTTTCCTATAAATACATTATGCAGTTATTACCAAGATATTTAGTCGATAACACAACCATACTTGTCGCAGATTTGGCAGGTTTCATTACGGAGTATAGACCAGTGTATAATAGAGACATAGAAATTTATAGAGGCATAGACAATGCTTTACAATTTAAATTATTAAACGCAGACCAGAAAGGTGTAAATGTAGCAACAGGTTACACTATAAAATTTATGGCATATGATGAGAGCGATAGGTTGGTAATAGAAAAAGACTGTACAATACAAGATGACGGTAGTACAATTTCACGAGGTAAATTTAAAGTTACAGTTACAGAAAATGATCTTAAAAATTTAAAACAACAATTCTTAAGCTATGTTGTATATCTTGTTGAAACAGACGGAGATAAAGTTTTAACTTACAATCAAAGTAATTTTAAAAATAATGGAACAATATTTGTTAACGGAAAAACATTTCCTGGTCCTTTAAAAACATCTTCTGTAACATCTCTAACTGAGACAGCAGTTAACTCAAGTATCTGGGTGTCAAGTGCTGTAAATGCGGAACCAGCAGTCAACGGTAACGAAGCATTACATACAGCCGCTATATATACAAATGCATTTATTGGAGACGTTACTGTAGAAGCAACTTTGGATAACCAGATTACAGGAACAACAAATTGGGGTACAGTTGCTACTTTATCATTTAACGGAACAGAAACTGCTCCTAGTCCTGTAAGTTTTAATGGCGTATTTTCTTACATAAGATTCAAAACAACAGTAAATCCAGCAGATAAAATTACCCAAATATTAGTAAGAAACTAGCCAAAATTACTCTTGACAAATTACTTTAAGTAATATATACTAGTGTTGTTCACAAAGGAGGACATATGAACAAACTACTTGGACTGCTTTTTGCGGTCTTTTTTTGTGTCTCGGTTTCTGCCGAAGAAGCAAAGTCATCTTTTACAGATGATATGATGTTCAGCATTACTGCTGAAAAAGGTACAGTAACTGGATTACAATACGGTTACTTTTACGCAACTAAACCGTGGACAGATAAGCTATCAAGCACTTATAGTGCTTCAGTTGCAATTGACAGTGCAACAAGCGAACATCTGTTAGATATGTATAGTCAAACACTAACTGTAAATTATTCTTTGACAGATAATTTAAGTGTGTATATGCTTAATGATATCAATCCACATTTTGAAAGAACAGAGACATGGGTCGGCACAACATTGAGTTGGTAGCATGGATAATCGGATTTGCCACAATACTTGGCATGTCTCGAATTATTCCGCACCCACCAAACTTTACACCTATACTAGCAGTGGCTATTTTTATTCCATTTTTAGTTAATAAATGGTATGCGGCACTTCCTATTACTTTAGGTGCAATGTTTATAGGCGACTTATATTGGGGATTACATCAATGGCTATTTTGGACATATGGTTCAGTAGCATTGTGTAGCTTTATCGCAAGTTACAGTAAAAACCTAATGACTAATAGTGTATTAGCCCCCGTTACATTCTTTATTGTTACAAACTTTGGAGTGTGGACAGGAGGTTGGTACGGTTATACCTTAGAAGGATTATTTGCTTGCTACGTAGCGGCTATACCTTTCTTTCATATGACACTGTTAGGTACAATCTTTTATACTGCAATATTTTATGGCTTATACTACATCACAAAAAAGTATGGAAAGTCCTTGCAAAAAACAGTGTAACTTAATTAAGGGTGTGTGTCGCGGATGCGGCCGCACCCTTGAGCAGATAGCTAATTGGACAAAATACTCCGATAAACAAAGAGAAATAATCATAAAAAGCCTTGACAAAAGCGAGTAACTACGCTATAATAGTATTATGAGTGTAGTCAACGATACAGTTCTGACATATCTGCCGCCTAAGCGTAAACAAACGCCTAGCGGGTGGACCGCATTCAATGCGCCTTGTTGTCAACATAATGGGACTACAGCTGACACAAGACAGCGTGGTGGTTTAATATCAAACGCTGATGGGGTAAGTTACCATTGTTTCAACTGTGGTTATAAAGCTAGCTGGCAACAAGGTCGCAATCTAAGTGTTAAAATGAGAAAGTTACTACAATGGTTAAATGCACCAGATGATGTAATTAACAAACTTGCACTTACTGTAATGCAGGAGAACGAAGGCATACAAGTAAAACAGCAACTTGTAGAAGTACCTAAGTTTAATACTGTGCCGTTGCCATTAGATGCAGTAAGCATTGCAGAGTGTTCAAACACTAGTGAGCATTTTGCACAAGTAGTTAACTATATGAAACAAAGAAAATTGTTCTTAGAAGATTACAACTACTATTGGTCTCCATCATTAGGATATAGAGATAGACTAATTATACCTTTTTACTATGAAGACCGTATTGTGGGCTGGACTGCAAGATCTGTGAATGATAATAAAAAGGTAAAATATCTTTCAGAGCAACAGCCAGGATATGTGTTTAACTTAGATGATCAACGCCCTGCAAAAATATTTGTAATTGTATGCGAAGGTCCTATAGATGCTATCCATATCGAAGGCGTTGCACTATTAGGAAGCGAAGCCAAAGATCAACAAGCACTATTAATTAATAGATTAAATAAAGATGTAATAGTAGTGCCTGACAGAGATAAAGCGGGTTCGAAACTTGTAGAACAAGCCATAGACTTTGGCTGGGGAGTTTCTTTACCACCTTGGGGCGATAACATTAATGACATTGGAGATGCAGTAGAGCATTATGGCAGGATTTTTACTCTACACAGTATTGTAAGTCATGCTGAAACTTCTCCTTTAAAAATAAGATTAGGAGCAAAAAAATGGTTTATTTAAAAAAGATTTGGAATGCAATTATAAGTGTTCTAAAAAGTATATGGCAAATAATAATTTGGCCTTATACTAAAATTAAGGAAGAATTAGCTTTTAGAAAAAAAATGAAAGAATTAAAAAAACGTGACCCGTTTATTTACAAATAGGAGGAAATATGTTAGTAGAAGTAGCATTTAAAAAAGGCGACACTATAAGCTTAAAATTAGCTAGTGGTGAAGAAATTGTTGGTAAATTTAATGAAAGAGTAACAGGTGGTTATGAACTAATTAAACCAATGGTTCTAATTGCAAATGAGAAAGGATTAGGACTAGCACCCTTTATGTTTAGTGTAGCCCCAGAAGGTAAGTTTACCTTTAACGGAGACTCAGTAACTTGTGTAGGTGCTACACAAGGAGAAATAGCAAAACAGTATGTTGCTACTACTACAGGAATTGTTCAACCAGACAAAGGGATAATTGTATAATGCCACTTATACCTAAATTCGAAAAAGCATTTGCTACAGAAAAGCTACACTGGACTACAGTGATAACTGAAAAGTTTATGCTAGCTGTAATAGGCATTTTAACTTTACTTGCGGCAGGAATTGAAGTAGCAAGTATGATTGTCGGACGGCATATTGCACTAGGAGATATATTCCTGCTATTCATATACACAGAAATTATTGGTATGATAGGTGCATTTTATGCAAGTTCTAGAATACCTGTAACACTGCCAATTATTATTGCTATCACTGCATTGTGTAGGCTAATTGTATTGCACAGCAAAGAAGCTGATCCTTTAAACCTAATTGCAGAGGCTGGTGCTATTGTAATACTTGCAGGTGCGGCTTACTTAATGAGTTTGAAGGACAAACTTAGTTTAGAGAAAGAAAAACTACGAGATGAGTAACGAATGGGAAAGACTTAATCAGAGAATGGTTAAGATTGTAGAAAAAGAAGCAAGTGTGTTAAAGGATAAGCACAATTGGATACGGAAACTAGTTAGTGTAGGAGGATTTCCAGCAAAGTACATTTACTCTTATTATAGTGATACTGGATATATAAGTCCTCTTAGTACAGGAGAATGGAAATATAGTTCTAAAGATAATACCACATCTGAACGTTCTATTGATTTAGATTATTTGAAAGACAAGTACAAAAATGCAAATTGAAGAATATAGAGAAAAACTTTTAGAAATATCAAAGAGTCATTGGAAAAAAGCCCCGGGTGCAAAGTATATACACAAGTGGGATATGTATATGCTTGAAAAACAATTTTGTGTAGATAACATGAATTTTGATGGCGTTAACTCTGTTCTTGAAATAGGATGTGGCATGGGCATGCTTGCATACCTTATTAAAGAACAAAAAGGTATAAGTGATATAGAACTTACAGATGTAGATGAATTTTTTGATCATACAGACAAAGGCGGACTATACAAAGACTGTTGTGACGTATTAGGACTAAAGAGGTTTGTAATGTATGTAAACATGAACGAGCCTATGAAACTAGATAGACAGTATGATATGATTGTAGCTACACGTACTGTCTTTGATAGAGAATGTTTAGAACCAGGTACAATATTTAATTATGAATACTGGCTAGATGATTGTTTTAAGTATTGTAAAAGAGTATTTGTAAAAACCAATTTTGCAGGTGGGGGTAAAAGTTTTCCTGATTACTTACGACCTTACCTGTGGTGGCCTACTGGCCCTAATGGCGAATCACTTGGTAAGCCAAGAAGGGGTTGGTATATACGTGTTGATAAAGAGCAATGGGAGAATAGATGATTACATGGGGAATGGTTGGTAACAGCCATGATGCTAGTATAGCTGTCTTTGATGGTAACGAACTATCATGGGCTAGTTTGAGCAAAGACTTTTCGGGTATACCAAACGATCCTGACCCTAACTGGGATCAAATAGAGGTAGCTAGAAAATTTACATACAGAGATATACCCGATCAAGTAATTTGGTATGAACGTCCAGGACTAAAAACTCTACGCCAATGGAGAGCTGGTCAGGGTTGGTTATGGGCAGAAAATAATATACGTAGATATCTTAAACGTTGGGATATAATTTCGCCAATAAAATATACCCAACACCATTTAAGTCATGCGGCATATGCTTATTATACACAGCCCCATGATGACTGTGCAGTAATTGTAATGGATAGTATAGGCGAATTTGAAACCCTTACTATGTGGCATGGTAAAAATAATAAACTTACAAAAATACACAGTCAGGGGTATCCACACAGTTTAGGTTTGTTTTACAGTGCAATGACACAACGTTGTGGCCTGGTGCCTAACAGAGATGAGTATATGTTAGCCTCTATGGGTGATGCAGGTAACCCTAAAAGACATTTTATAAAGATATTAAATGAATTAGTAAACGTTGAAGGAGTTGGTTGGAACCCTAATATTAGAATGTTAGAAAACATGCATAGAGGCTGTAGATGGTGGAGACCTGAATTAACTAGCGAAGAAGACCTTAATGACATTGCGGCTGCCACACAAGCAGTATTTGAATATTGTGTAAACAATCTAAGTGCATGTGCAAAGAAAATGACAGGGTCGAAGTACGTAGCACTTGCAGGGGGCTCTGCATTAAATAAAAGAGCAGTAGACAACATAAGAACCGATTGGGTTGATGTACATGTCCCTCAAAATCCAGGTGACCCTGGTAGCTGTATAGGAGCAGTATTAGCTCAAACAAAAACCAAAATAGAACTTGACAATAAGTGGCATAAGTAGTAAAATAATAATATGGCAACAAGACAAAACACAGACTATGGATATGATATACAAAAAGTATATCTTGAAATGATGCTAACAGATGCAGAAACATTTGTTAGATGTCAAACAGTATTTGATCATACAATGTTTGATAGGCGTTTACAAGATGCCGCAAAGTTTCTAAATGAATATGTAACAGAACACAATGCATTGCCTACATTTGAAATAATTAATGCGGCAACAAAAGCAGACTTAGCTGATCCAGGACAGATGCAAGAAAATCACTACGATTGGCTACTAGCAGAGTTTGAAACATTTAGCAGACACAAGGCACTAGAAAGTGCAATATTAAAAGGTGCTGATTTACTTGAAAAGGGCGAATATGGTCCGGTAGAAGATCTAGTTAAGAAAGCAGTACAGATAGGATTGCAAAAAGACTTAGGTACAGACTACTGGCGTGATCCGAGAGCAAGATTAGAAGCAATCAAAGATAATAACGGACAAGTAACTACAGGTTGGGAAAGCCTAGATAAGAAACTATTTGGTGGATTTAATAGAGGTGAGCTGAATATATTTGCAGGTGGATCAGGTGCAGGTAAAAGTTTATTCTTAGCTAACCTAGGAGTTAATTGGGCACTAGCAGGAATGAACGTATTGTATCTTACACTAGAGCTAAGTGAAAACTTAGTTAGTATGAGAGTTGACAGTATGGTAACTGATATTTCAACACGTGATATTTTTAAGAATATAGATGATGTTGAAATGAAAGTTAAAATGATAGGCAAAAAGAGTGGAGCATTTCAAGTAAAATATATGCCTAGTGGTAAGACTCCAAATGATGTGCGTAGCTATATTAAAGAATATGAAATTAAAACAGGACGTAAGATTGATGTACTATTGATTGATTACTTAGACTTGCTTATGCCAAATGGTGCTAAGGTAAGTGCTGAAAACTTGTTTATTAAAGACAAGTATGTAAGTGAAGAACTACGTAATCTAGCAATGGAGTTGAATACTGTATTTGTAACAGCGGCACAGCTAAACAGAGGTGCAGTAGAAGAAATTGAATTTGATCATTCGCATATTAGTGGTGGACTTAGTAAGATTCAAACTGCTGATAATGTTATAGGTATCTTTACTAGTAGAGCAATGCGTGAACGTGGTAGATATCAAATACAGCTAATGAAAACTAGAAGCAGTAGTGGTGTTGGTGCTAAGGTAGATCTTGAATTTGATGTAGACAGTTTGCGTATTAGAGATCTAGCAGATGATGAAGAATATCAAGAATTTGATAAACGCAACAGCACAATATATGATAGCTTGAAGAGAAAGACTGTTCCCGAAACAGGTGATCCAGAAGATGCAGATCCTACACAAGGTGATACAGTAGGCAAGATTAAAGCAGAAACAGATTCAACCAAATTAAGAAACTTCATCAATAATTTAGGATCAGAGTAATCCTCTTTGGTACAGCCACGTAAATGATAAGTATTCAAACTAAGAGATAAATATGGTTGGATGGGTAATGTTCGGTATGCTGATCTTTGTCAACACAGCTATACATGTGATGATACAGCTATACTTTGAAGGTCACCCTGCATTTACTGACAACGAAGGAGACGTATGAACAAGTATTTTGTTATGGTATTACTGTTGGCTAGTGGTTGTGCAAACCAAGACTATGCTTATAACTATGATCGAGTAGATCCAGATGAGTTTCGTTGCCCTAGCGGATACATAGCATGGTGTGAAGGGCACCTAAGATCAAACATGCAGTGTAGCTGTTTAGACGAAGACGAAACTGCAAGAATGGCAGACCAACTAAGAAGGATGATATACTAATGGGCATAATACAATTTCCACATGAACCTGTGATTCAAGCTCAGCGTAGGCAGATAGAGTCACAAGCTGAGATCATAGAACAGCAGAGAAAACAAATAGAAGAAATGATACAGCAGACTGACTTCAAAGCCAAACAACAGGACTTAACTGAGCTAAACGGTGATGGCAATCGAAACCGTGGACGCTATGGAGAAGACGAACGCTAGTGACACTGTTTTTGATCATACTGTTGATGAGCTTGCCCATAGTAGGTGGGCTTGTAACTTTTTGGTATAGCCACAAGGCAACTAAGCAATGAAACTAACGGATTTGAATACCACTGCACTACTGTGGTGTGCGTTTTGGATTGGTATAGCAGTCATAGAGACTGTGTTGTTATTTGTCCTTTTCCCTATTAAATAGATCAAACAGCGTCCTGACCTTGTCTTCGAGAACATTGATTCTAGAGTACATCTGTGCTAGCACTATTACCAATGTAACAAAACCAAGACCCACGGGCCATAGTTTTAGAAGCAGGTCGAGAGTTTCTCCGTCCATTTGTTGTTTCTCCAGTGTTTGAGATATAGCTTGTCAGCCCTCACGGTCAACAAGTGCAACTATTTAGCAACTACTACGGCGAAGCCGCCTGCGGTACGCACTACCTGCCGCGAAGCGGTAAACGCTTTTTGCACAAAATTTAGCGTTTACTAGTGCAAAAAATCTGCTAGGTGTACACACATACTAGAACACACATAAAGGTTCTAAAACTGTGCTACCACCACGACAGATGTATTGCATAGCGTTGCAATTGGCCTTAGAAGCTGATTAGAACAAAGATGGTTCTTAATCTACTAACCTTGCTTTGTAGAGTGTAGATTCTGACAGTTTAAGCATGGCCAACATGCGGTCGCGATCTGACTCAAACTCAATAGTACAGTGATCTGGCTGTGTGGTGTGTATGTTGTGATTAAGTAATAGTTTGGTACAAGCAGTTTGGGTAAGCACATCCTCATAGCGAGTGTCTCGTACAAATCGTTCTATTCTTGGCCTAGTACTGTAAATTAGTTTGACACGATACATTAGAGTATACACACGAGATGTGAGTCTGC